TATTACTTTCTATTGCCATTGTTTTAGTGTTTTAGATTGACCTCCTGCTTATTGTTTCCTCTCCTATAATTTGTTGATACTCTTCAAAGTGTTTTTCTAGCTCTTGTACTCTTTCTAGTACCTCCTCGAGCTTTTCGATATCGTCCCAAAAAACTCTGTTTTCTTGGTGTTTAATGTTTCCTAGTGTTAATTCTAGTCTTTCGCTTATTGTATAATAATTTTCGTCTTCGTGCATTTCTTTTGCTAGTCTTTCCCATTCAGAAGATTGATATTTTAAGTCGCTCATAATAGTTTAAATTAAATTAGTTATTTTTTAAGGGGGGATAGTTTCCCCCCTCTTTTTTTATTAGCAATATTGTGTTTTAAGCTACTTTCTTTTGTTTTAGTTGTTGTTATAAGCGTCCTCCGTATGAATTACCATCTTTATCAACGGGACATTGAAATCTCCATTCAGAGTCAGCCTCATATTCATTCATTCCGTTTTCTACACTATCTAAACCATTTCCAAGTTGTGTAGGTGCTTTAAGCATAGCTTGTTCTACTTGTTCTAACCATAATTGTTCATTATTGATTAGCCATTCTTGGATGTCATTAAACTCTACTGAGTCTGGCATTTCTACCTCTAATTCTACAAATTTGTGGTAAACACTTCGTTTTTGTACTTTTACTCTTGACATAATTCTTCAATTTTAGTTAAAAATTCTTTTGCAGTTCCTTTAAAAATATAATTATTAATACTAGTACACTTGACCCACACGTTTATTTCTGAGCCGTCTACATATATATAATAAATATAATCTTCTCCGCAATTTCTAGCTCCTGGAGGATATAAGTATATTCCACCTGAGCCATCTTTAAAGTGCGCAAACATTTGAGCTGCTAAACAGTAAGCTCCATTTGCAACCTTGCGTGTTTCGCCCACGCGAAGTCCATTTACAAGAGTAATTTCTGCAAGCCAATCAGCTAATTCAGCACCATGTCCTTCCATGTATCCATCCATTTGACGATACATAGTTGTTAATACTTGTTTTGACGTTTTGTTTTCGTCTTGATAAACCTCTATAATTTTTGTTAAACTTCTAGTACCCATAATTTTTAGTTTTATATATTAAAATGTTTGTTCTATTATTTCATGAAATTCCTCTACTGATTTAACAGCTTCTTCCCAGTCATTGTTTTTCTGACAAGCCTTAACCATTTGCAACATTGTGTATGAGCCTAGCTTAACTAATGTTGTGTCTGCTTTGTCATTCTCATTAAGTTGACTATACTCAAAAGCTCCAACCATATTTCCTATAGTCATAACCTCTAGTAAATTTTGTGGGTCTAAATGATATAAAGCACCAACCCAAACGTCTGAACGTTTTGTTACTTTTTTATTTTCTAAAGAATCTAAAACGTAATGTTTAAATTTATCTGCAAGTTCAGATAGTCTTCCGTCATCAATACCTATAGCTTCTGATAGGCTATCGCTTTCAGAGCTTGGTTTAAATTCAGATAATGTTTCTTGATAAAATTTCTTAAATTGATTTTCCATAATAATTAATTTGATTGGTTACTTTTTAAAACCATTTTCCTAATGTCAGGAATATGGTCAGTTTATTTGTTTATAATTTAATTAGTTTCTAATAATTGACTTTCCGTAACAGACTTTAAAAGGCTAGAAAGAAAAGCTTTTTCTTTTCCTTTAACCCACTTAACTTCTATTAAGTTTTTGATTTTTAATAAGTCTTTAACATTTTTAGTTGTTTCCATGCCTCGACCTAAGCCGCTTGAAGGTTCTCCGTCTAAAAAGTTAATCCAGTTTGTAAAGCCATAAGACCTGTAGAGTCCAGGGATACCAATACAGGCAACCCTAGACACGTCAAGTTTTTCACTAGCAGACTTTAATTTAAACGTAAAGCCTTGTTCATATTTTGTAACTTTAACTTTTTTATCTCTATGTTCAAATGTTCTTGTAACATTCTGAGCAACACAAAGAGCTAAGACTTCTACAGACAAACCACAACGTTGAAGCATATCTACTGCAACAGTAGTTAATGCGCCCAACTGATTAAGTTGTTTTTCTGTATGTCCAGAGGTAACGGAAAAGTTGACAGCAAGTCTGACTACGTTTTCTTTCTTACCTTTAGTCATAGACTGCCAGTGTTCTGGGTCTCCTGAAAGAACTCTATCTATATCAAGCTCTGAGCCTGAGTCTGAGAACTTTCTCCTGCGTTTAAAGGATACAGCTCTACGCATTGATTCTTCTATTCCATCCATGTTTAACAATATATCTCTGTATTCAGAAATTTGTTTAAGAGTTTTGTTGGAACATTCACCACTACGTAAAGCTTCTGTTGTAGACTCTAAGTCTGGAAACTCTGAACCAAAAGTCCAAGAGTCCCCATCCATATCTAAGTATTTCTTATACTTGCCAGTAATAGAGTGATTAATCATTTCATCTGCATTATCATAATGTATGATTTCTGCACCCGTACCATCTTTAAATACAACCTTGTCGTATTCGTATGGTATATCTTTATGTTTATCTAATCTTTTCTCTATCATATTATATTGCTTTAATTATTTCAGTCATTTTTATTTTAGACTTTTCTTCTAAAGACCAGTCTATCATTAAATTGTTTATAAAGTCTTTAATAGATTTTCCAGAAGACACTTGTCTTTGACCAGATATAAATACACGAGTACTTATTACTCTTCGTATTTTCTTATCAACTACAGCTTTTCTTAAGTTATTAAGAGCAGAGTACAGAAATTCGTCAGTACATATTCTCTTCTCTAGTTTGTTGTCGTAATCTACCACAACCTTAGATGCTGCAAACCTATCCATAAAGGCTGCGTCCATGTAGTTTCTACCTGCGTATTCTATAGAGCCAGAACCCCAGGTGTTACCTGCACATATACACATAAAGTCTTTATGTCTTTTTGCTGATGGATTGTCTTTTCTGTTAGGTACAGACATAGAACCATTTGCTAATGCAGAGTTAACGACTAACAAGGTGTTAGCGTCTGCTGCATCTATCTCGTCAAACAAGAATATGCCACCGTTTTCGTAACAGTCTACGAAGTCTGACTTGACATACGTGCCGTCAAACAGCATACGTCCTAGCAGGTGAGCTTCTGAAAGTCCAGCAGAACATGAGATATGTTTGAACTGAACTCCTAATGCTTTAGCCACTTGAGATGCCATGTGTGTCTTTCCTGAACCTGAAGGGCCAGCTACAAATACTTGTCTCTCCATTTCACAGAAATACAGCACGTCTTTAAAAGCTTTGTGTAAGCTTTCTTCTAATACAACTTCTTTTCTATTAGGGATGCGTACTAGAGTAGGCTTTAATTTAGCCACCTCTTTCTCAACCTTAACATTAATCTGCTTATTGATGAGTTCTTCACGTTGTCCTTCTAGTAAGTTTTGGACAGCGCTACTTATTACAGCTCCCAGGTCAAGACCTAAGTCGATTTTCATTTGATTTCCTTCCATTGATTGTGTTTGTGGTGTTGTTAATTGTTTAGTTTCTGCAGGTTGTACAGGGATTGTTGTATCAAACAACTCTTCTACAGGGTCAGTGTCTTTAATATATTTATGTATATATTCTTCTGACATATAGTTTTCTATTGCATATATTAAAGCTTCTTTGTTAGCTCTATTGACTGATTGATAATTGTCAATTAGATAGTCTATTGCGTGAGATTCTTTTCTTGCAATTTTTCTAAGTCTGTCTACTGATAATTCTTTTATTTCTTTCATAATTTTTATTTATATATTTTAGTATTTTCTGAATGATTCGAATAAGTCTCCTAACAAAGAACTTCGTTTTTCTTTATATTTTTTACTAACTTTAGACTTTTGTTTTATAACTAGCGTATACTTAGCGTATGATACTGGTTCGTCAAACTTATTTTTAGACGTAATTGATTCTGACTTTATATTGTGTCCTTCTTCTTTTAGATTGAAGATGACAGCAGCAAGTCTCATAATGCTGTAGTCAAAGAAAGCCTGACGTGGGTCAATGCTTCCATAAGTTTCTAGGTGTCTTAACACTCTATCTTTTTGATTTAATTTCTTAGCCATAATATTATTTTTTAAGTTGTGATTCTAGGTTTCTAGTTTCTTCTATAAATGTTGTAATGTTTTCAAACAGTTCATCTTCTGCATCGCCATACTCTTTGTATAGTTCTATATACTTGAGTGTTTGAGCAAGAAGGATATTAGCACTGTCTGTGATACTACCTATTGCATTAATGTATGATTCTTGCATCTCTTCGATTTCAACAAGTTGTTGTTTCTGAGCTACCTCAATTTCTTTGAGGAGTTGCTCTAGTCTTAAAATTGCTTCCATATTATTTAGTTGTTTTTTTGCCGTAGGCATATTTATTAATTGCTGTGAATACAAATCCTGATATTAAGCCGACAAACAAAGCACCTTGCGTGCCAGTTGTTGCTGTCAGAGCTATAATACCGATTGTATATAGTATATCTACGAGTAGTCTCATAGTTGGATTGCGTAAAGCCCATTCTATTTTAGTGTCTTTGAGCATCCAGTATGCACCGAATGCCGTTCCGATAGCTGATAGTAGTATCATGTTAGTTAACTTTTTTATTGGTTGAACGTTTTTTTTCTTGAGAGGCATCGAAATGTTTAAGTCTTTCTCTTTGTCTCTTCCATTTCTTCTCTTTCTGTATCTCTGATAGCATTAAGATTAGAAACCATATCGCACCAATAAGCGCGAATGTTGCAATGATTGATTGTAATTGTGACATAATGATATTCCCTGTTCTTAGTTATTGTATACTCAAGGGTGAGGTATTTAGGTATACTATTAGTTTGTTCCCACACTCAATATTCTCTACGTGAATGTGGGTTAATTTGACAGTAGGTTATGCAAAGTAATTGTTAACCTGTATGTCTAAGACTTGGTTGACGTGTTCGTCAAACGTGTTATCGTCTATTGACAATAGCGTTGATGCTGGTGTCATTCTCGTTGAGAGGTCTTTGACGTTAGCCTTGACGTAGTTAAAGTTCTTAAACTTTGGCTCAAAGTCTGTTGCCTTGAGAATCTTGTATGTCCACGTACCTGGTACGTTAATGACATGGTATCCGAAGATTGTTTTCATAATTATTTAATTGATTGATTTAGTTACTATTTATTTAGATGATTGATAATTTATTTGTTATTAAATTTATTAACATAGACTTGTTTATGTCATAAAAAACCCCGAACTTTGGTGGGTAAGAGGTCTAGTATTACTTATTATGTAGTGAACTTCTAAATAACATAACGACAGTTATATTCTTGTTATTACACTACATTTATATTATAAGTCTCTGATAATTAGACAGTTATATGTTAATTCTTACATAAAACGTATTAGATTATATGATTATATAGGTGATTATAGAGTATCACTAGCTGTCTTAAACAGATTAAATTCTATATTATAGTAGTTATCTACTAGTTTATTTGGGATAAATCTGTCTATTAATGAGATGTTATTAGATTTATTAGGTAGAATAGTATAGCCGATAGACTCAAGTTGTCGTCTTCTATAGTTAAATACACGTCTCATCTTCATTCTTTGTTCGTTAATAGCTTGTACCTCGTACGTAGTATTAACTTTCTTGTAGTTGATTCTTGTTCTCATAGTTATATAGTCTCAATAGAGTATTGTGAGTAAGTACTTCTATAGTGATTGTACTTAGCTCTGGTTGTTATTGTGAAGTATCTGTTGCCTTGGGCTGATAGCTTCGTGAGTATTAGTATTGGATTGTCTGGTGTTCCCATTGACTTGACATAATCTATCATTGTATTTAGATTACGTTTCTGCATGGAGTTCCAGATGTCTTCCATTCTCTTTGGTAGGTGAGAGTAGAAGTGTACTGGTAGTTCTTCCCAGTCTCCTTTGCCGTTGAACTTGTGGTTAACGTCTAGGTTTGCTTGGATGTACCTTTCTCCTTGGTTGTCATAGGACACCTTAGTGGTTGATTGACTAAAGCTTTCGCTGTAGTTGTTTAGTACTTGGCTTCTTACGATAGCCTTTACTAGTTGATACTTTTTAGTATACATAGTGATTAGTTTAGTTTATTAATATAGTTAATGATGTTGTCTTCGTTTTTATAGATTATTGCTCCGAAGATGATAAGCAATGTTAATTCTAGTATTATGGGCATAATGTTGTTAATTAAGTTATTGTTACCCCCCATTCGGGTTGTGTGTATGTGTAGGGGGGATTGACACATATAGCATCCCTCAACCTCAAACCAAAAAATTTTTTTAACTTTGGCAAATGATGGAAATGGAAAATGGAAAGATAAACTGCGTTGATGACGTTTGCGTAGTAGACAAATATTACCGTGAGTATAGCGACCTTTTGGCTGACGCTAATAAAATAAGAGAAAGGTTTAAGGAGGAAGACTTTAAGTTGGTAGAGAAAAAAGAATACATAATGGATGAACTAATGTTGGAAGATGACTTTAGGAAAAAGTATGTAGACGTAGCTCAACTATCTTGTATTCCTGGTTATAGATTTATGACTAGACTTATATTAAAACAAATAAGTTAAATTTGCATATATGTATTTATTAAAGGTGAGCAAAAAGGGTAGCATCCACAAGGACGCTGACTCGGTTATGATAATTCCAGAGTTCGTAAATCTTATGAAAGCTGAGGGTATGGGTGATATGGCAATGAAATGGGTTGCACTTATGCACGACTACGAAAGTCCATACAGATACTTGTCTGAAGAAGAAAGAGCTAAAGCTGTAGATAAAGACTTGTTTGATACCTATGACTGGAACGGCAAAAAAAAATCCGTGCTGCAAGCAGCAGTAGACAAATACAAAAAACTACAATTCGACCCACTAGACGAACAGCTAATAGCATTTAATGCGAAGATAGACCAGTTTACTAAGTATATGAATAGCATGATTATTAATGATGATAATGCTGAAAGCTTACAGAAGTTAATGATTGGTATAGAAAAGATATTGAAGACACGACAGACTTTAGTAGACGTTATTGAAAGGAGGGGAGAACGTCAAAAGATTGTCGGAGACAAACAACTTAGCTTTTTAGAAAGCAAGTTAAATAGAGATAATGATAAATAAAGACGTACAAAGATACAGACCTGTAGTTAACAATGGACATCCTGATTTAAGTCCAGACTCTATTTCTTATCAGGAATATTGGGAACAAGAAAGAGACAGATGTATTAATGGATACAAGCCAAGAGGAATGGATAAGATTTCTGGTAAGTATTACTTCTACTTAAATTACTTTAAAATATTAGGTAACTCTGGAGCTGCTGGAAACAGAAAGACTCTTATTAGTCCTTGGTACAGAGAAATGGATAAAGAATACTTTGAGACTTTCGAGACTTGCAAAGACGAAGGAAAAGGTATGATTGTAATTAAAGCCAGAGACAAAGGGTTTAGTTATATGAACTCAGGACTTCTCGGACACGAATTTACATTCTTTCCCTTTAATGACGTAGGAGTGGCGGCAGGACTTCAGTCTTCAGCAACATCATTCTTTAACAAAGTTAAAAATGGACTTAATAATATACATCCTAACTTTAGGCACTCAGCACTCAAAGATACTGACGAGATTTATAAAGCAGGATACAAGCTTAAAAATAAAGACGGCAAGTGGGAAACTGGAGGATACCAGTCTCAGATTATCTGCAGGACAATGGATAACCCAGAAGTATTTAAAGGTGAGCGACTCGGTGTCATGGTTTTTGAAGAAGCAGGGGAATTTAAAAGATTAAAGAACGCATATATGTCTTCTAAAGCCTGTTTTATGGATGGGGATATTCAATATGGTGTTCCTGTTATTGGTGGAACAGGTGGTGACATTACTAAGTCTTCTAAAGATTTTATGGAGATGTATTATAATGCAGACGCATTCAACCTTATTCCTTCCTTTATACCTGCTAGTAGAGCTTACTATGGGTTTTACGACATTGAGTCGGGCATAGAAGATGAGGTAGGAGCTAGAAAAAAATTAGAGTCAGACAGAAAAAAGGTCGAGGCCGACCAAAAAGCGTACAACCTCCACTTACAAAACTACCCTATGACTGTGGAAGAGGCTTTCCTAAACACAAAGTCTAGTAGATTTAATATCTCACTTATTAACCAACAACGTGGTAAAATAATGACTGATACTAAATTAAAAGGGCAAATACAAAAAGGAAACTTGCACTGGGTATCTGACGACAACGGAACACTTTCCGTGGAGTTTGAACCTCATCAACACGGGAAATTCAAGATTCTCCACCATCCGCGAACCAACTTCGTTGGTTTAGATATTGGAGGTGTGGATAGCTATGACCAAGACCAAGCAGGAGCTAGTACGTCTGAGGGGTGCGCGATGATATATAGAAGATTTTATAATATAGATGAGCCAGGCGATATGCTTGTAGCTGAGTATACAGACAGGCCAGAAAGGAAAGAAGACTTCTATGATGGCGTTTTAAAGTTAGCAGTATACTATAATGCAAAAATGTTAATAGAATATACTAAAATTGCTATTATAGACTACTTTAAGAAAGAAGGTATGCAAAATCTATTAAAAGAAAAGCCTGCATCAGCACATAATATTAGAACACTAACGCGAAACACCTACGGTGTTCACATGAATAAACAAGTTAAATCTTATATGGAGGATTTAATGGACGATTATATTAAGTCATCTATAAACGACATTTGGTTCTACGACTTACTTGAAGAATTATCATTTTATGGACAGAAAAATACTGACCGCGCAATAGCGTTTGGGCTGTGTCTTTTACATAACAATGACAATTATAGAAGGAAAGTTTTGGATGCTGAAGAAAAAATTAGTAAAGAATCGCTAGGATTTCGTAAATTTGCAATGAATAGCCAAGGTATACCAAAAAAAATACGATAGATGTACAACACAATTACGTTTCCTAAACAACTACTTAAAGATAGCGAAAAAGACGACCAGTGGTGCGATGCTATGATTGATGCAATCATTAGTACCATGAACACTGATGACTCGCCATTGATTCACTCAAGACTTGATGATATAAGAAATTATAACATATACAATGGACACGTAGACGTAGATGAGTACAGATATGTTACAGAACAATATGGTGCTGCTTACCCAGCTAAACTAGTTAACTACCCTATTATAAGTCCTAAGATAGATTTATTAATGGGTGAAGATATATCAAGGCCCTTACAAAAAAGAGTTACCACTATAAACAAGTCTGCTACTGTTAGAAAGATTGACCACAGGATTGCTATTGAACTTAAAAAGTACATTAATGAGCAGCTTGAGGAAATGAAGGAAAAAGCTCCAGCAGACATAGACTTAAAGATTGACCAAATACCAATGCCAGAAGATGTAGAAAGATACATGATGTATACCTACAAAGAAGCTGTTGAAGAAGTTGTAGAAGATGGACTAGAGTATGTTATTAATAAGTATAATATGAAAGACGTGTTTAAGTCTGGATTTAGAGATATGCTTGTTACGTCTAAACAATTTTATAAAGTATACATTAAAAACGGAGACCCATTCCTTAGAAGAGTAGACCCAAGAAATGTTATATATGATACAAACTCTGAGTCAGACTTTTTAGATGACGCTCAATGGATTGGTGAAGAAAGATGGCTTTCTGTAAACGAAATACTAGACGAGTACGCTGAAGTTTTAAAAAAAGATGATATTGCTCTAATAGAAGACATGAGTAGAGTAAACTCATTAAACGCTGCTAACGTATACAATCAAGACTTTGAATGGCTAGACTGGAACGAAACTACAGGAAGTAGAGTTAGGGTTGTTACTTGTGAATGGAAATCTATCAAGCCTATAAAATACAAGGTATCAGAAAACAAATATAATCCAGAAAAACCTTTTAAGAAGATTGTACCAGATGGATACAAAAGAAGAAAAGGAGACCAAATAGAAACTAGATATATAGATGATATATGGGAAGGAACTAAAGTTGGTGGTGTTGTTTTAGTTAACTGTAGAAGAAGACCTAACCAAGTTCGTTCAGTTGATGACTATGGTTCTACACCATTATCTTATGTAGGTGTAATTAGAAACAATAGCACAGGTAGACCACAGTCTCTTGTAGACTTACTACACAATATACAAATGCTATATAATATTACTATGTATAACATTGAACTTGCTATGGCTCGTTCTGGTGGTAAAGCTGTAGTATATGATGTAGCTCAACTACCTACTAATATAGGTATGGACATACAGGATGTAATGTATCACCTTAAAAATGATGGTATTATTCCTATTAACTCTAAAGATGAAGGTAATCAAATGGCTTCATTTAATCAGTTCCAACAAATAGACTTTACTATCTCTCAGTCTATATCTCAGTTGTTTAATCTAAAATTAATGTTAGAAGAAACGGCAGGACAGATTTCTGGTATTAGTAGACAAAGAGCTGGAGCTATTAACACAAGTGAGTATGTAGGTAATGTACAGAGGTCTGTTCAGCAGTCTGCATTAACTACTGAGACTTGGTTCTTTATGCACAATGAAACTAAGAAAAGATGTTTTGAAAGACTTGCTAACTTAATGAAACTCGCTTGGAAAGATGGACACAAGGCTGCTACGATACTAGGTGATGGCGCTCATAAAATTTTAAGCGTAATGCCAGGTGAAATTAATCTTAACGACTACGGAGTATTTGTAGGAGACACTGGTAAAGAGCAGTCTGATAAACAAATAATAAATCAAGTTGCTCAAGCTGCTATGCAGTCTGGTAAAGCTGGCTTATTAGACGTTCTTAAAGTTTTAAAGGCTGACACAGCTACTGAGGCAGAACACACCTTAGAAAGAGCTATGAAGGTTATGGCGGAACAACAGCAACAGCAAATGGCTATGCAGCAGCAACAAGCTGAAATGCAAGAGCAAGCAAGGAATGCTGAACACGCTAGAAACCTAGAGCTAGAACAAGTTAGAGTTGGAGGTAAGGTTAAGGTTGCTGAACTTGAAACTGAAGCTAAAAAGAAAATAGCAGACATAAGAGATGACGGAGATAGAGATATTTCTGACATGAAAGAGAAAGCAAAGCTGGCTGGTATGCAAGATAACGGAAAATATCAATCAGGTACACAAGTCCCAAATACTAAACTTCCTAGTGAAACTAAGGGCTTAGACGAGTTATTGGGATAAATTGTATATTTGCAACGGAGTAACAAAAAAAATTATATTATGAGCGAAGAAAATAAAAGTGCAATAGTAGATAATTCTGAGACAAGTGAAAAGTCTTTTAACCCTATTGCTTTTGGAGACAATTTTGTTTCTGAAGAAACTACAGCTACTGAAGTTGTTGATAGTGAAAACACTAAAGAGGCGAAAGCTACGGAAGAAAGTGGAGAAGATTGGTCTTTTGAAGAACAAGAAATTGTTGAAGAATCAAGACCTGGAGATGATGCTGCAAGAGACGATGTTAACTGGGGAGCGATTGCAGCACAGCTTGGACTTGATGGAAAAAGCACTAAAGAAGAAATACAAGCAGCCTTAAAAGGAGTGCAAGACACTAAAGAAGAGGAAGAGGCTAATGCTCCTGAACAAGAATTTGAGCAGTATGAGTCTTTGTTAAAGTTAGACGACAGAGGTATAATGGTTGAAGAATTAAAAGCTAGAGGCTTTGGCGAAGGAGAAATAGAAGACTATATAGATAGACTTGATGACTCTGGAACACTAAAGTATGAAGCTTTAAAAATTCGTAACGATGTTAGAAAGCATATTGTAGAGAAAGAATCTCAAGCAAAAGCTCAAGTTAAATTAGAAAAAGAACAACAAGCTGCAAAGGTTGAGGAAAATAAAGTTCAACTACAAAAAACTATTAAAGACCGTGAGGACTTTTATGGTTATAATTTAGGAAAGGAACAAAAGAAAGAAGTATATAAATACATCACTAGTGGTGATTTTTATAAAGAGTTGAGTTCTTCGCATGAAGAAGTGTTTGAACAAGCGATGTTTAAACTGTTCAAAGAACGCGTTATGTCGCTACAGTCTAAAAAAGGATACGAAGACGGTAAGTCTCAAATCCTAGACAACATCACTTCTCCAGACTTAGGGAGAACTTCAAAACCGAGACCTGTGTCGTCAAAGGCATTTGACCCATCGCAGTTCTCAAGAAAATAGTCGGGTATGTATGAAGCCCGAATGAGATGATGCTTAGTCCGAAACAAAGTTTCACTAACAAGTAAAGTCAAAAGTAATTCATGCAAGAGATTTTTAATAATAATAATAATAATATTTAATTCATTTACTATGAAAACATTTAATGGTACTTATGGGGTAAATACTGAACAAAGCAACTCTCTTGTAGATAATCTTTTGAAGTACCCAGAAATTTCAAAAACATTGGTTCGTCAGCACCAACGTTATTCTTTAACATATTTATTAGAGCGTGCTGGCCGTTTCTCTAACGCTAAAGTATTAGCTGACAACTCTTACGAGTGGAAAGTATTAGGTAGAACTAACAAGCCTCTAGTAGGTCACGGTTTCTTTGACCTAAACGATGCAGACGCTTATACAGCAACTCAAAACAACACGCAAGATGTTGCAGATACTGCTAACGAAATATTTCACGTTACGTTTAAAAATAACTCTACAAATGGTCACTATGTTCTTTGTAACAGAAATGATATTGTAAGATTTAAAAGTGGAGCTACTGCTTTAGTTTTATCTGTTATTGCACAAGGTTCTGAAAGTGGTTCTGGTATTACTGCTGGTGATGGTTACAAAGTAGTTAAGTTTAGACTTATTTCTGGTGACGTTAACGGTTCTGACATCCACGGTGATGTTGTTGCTGGTACTATCGCTTCTGCTTTTGCTGAGGCTTCTTTAGGTTCTACTGTAGGTCAAAACCAAGTTTACCCAGATACATACAAAAACTGGTTAACTATTTCTCGTAAGAAGAAAAAAGTTACTGGTGGACAATTATCTGACGTTACTTGGATTGAAAACAATGGACAAGCTTTATGGTACTTTACTGCTGAAGAATTAATGATTCAAGAGTTTATGTATCAGTTAGAGCTTCAAAGATGGTACGGTGTACGTTCTGCTGGTTTAGGTGGTGCTGTAGGCGCTCCTGGTGAGAACACTGCTTCTACACTTACTGACGCTGACTCTTCTGTTGTACAGACTGGAGACGGTATCTTAGCTCAAATTACTGGTTCTAACGATGGTTCTTATGGTAGTTCTTTAACTGAGGCAGCTTTAGTAGACTATATGGCTGACCTTTCTAAAAACGCTACTACTGCTGAAGGTATGGAGTACGTTGTAATGACTGGTACTGAAGGACGTAAGCAATTCCACGTAGCTATGAAAGACTTAATGGTAGGGCCAAACACTTCTTCAAACGGAGCAGGTGGCGCTATGATTTTTGACGCTCAGGCTGGACAGGATGTTGAACTAGGTGTAAACTTTACATCTTACAACGCTTTAGGTAATAAAATTACTTTAGCTCACTGCCCTGCATTTGACGACCCAAATCTACACGCTGACCCGTTAGAAGGTGGAAAAATGGCTTTCTTAGACTTTTCTTCTCAAGGTGATGGTTCAAACATTGAACTAGTTGCTAAGGGTGCTGAAGGGTACAACAGAAACTACATCCGTAAGTATGTACCAGGTATGGTTAATCCTTATGACTTTAAAGGTATGATGGCTGCTAATGGCGATGATGCTTTCGAATGTCACGTAATGTCTGAATCAGGAATTATTGTAAGAAACCCACTTTCTTGTGGAATCTTCTCAAAAACTTCGTAATTCATATTACACACTAATTTGGGGGAGGTTAATTCCTCCCTCAATTTTAGAACAGGTATTAACAAATTTTTAATTAATTATGAAACATAGAGTACAATTATTAGTAGCACACGCAAAAAGATTTTCTTCTTTAACGCTGTCTGACTACAAAAACGAAAGAGGTAAATACGTTAAATACGAAGACATTAATGGAGAAACTCCAGGAGTGTACAAGATTACAAAAACAAGCTTAGAGTTTGATTATGCAGATGAGCATGATAAAAAGTTAGTTGATTTCTTAAGAAACCATCCATTAAAAAGCTCTTACCATTTACACGATTTAAAAGTAAACGAAGAAAAAGAAGTGGAAGCTTTATTATCTTCAGCTGACGCTATATTAGTAGCCTCTAAAATGGGAATGGTTGAGTCAAACGATTTTGCTAGACTTTGCGGTATTCCTTTAGATGCAGACACAGACATTATAAAAGCTAGACTTATTAAAATGGCTAGTATAAGTGCAGATAAGTTTATGGAGCTTTACACGCATCCAGAAAAAGAAGACATTGTTTTTATTCGTAAAGCTTTAGATAAAGGTATTATAACTAAAAATAAAGGTTCTTACAAGCATAACAGAGTGGTTATTGGCTTAACAGAAGAAGCTACTATTGTGTGGTTGAAGGAAAATGCCGATATTTACGCTTTGATGAAACAAGAGCTTAGAGGCAACGTAAGTGTTGAAATAAAACCAACTAAAAAAAGTAAAGTTAAATAATGACGTTTTTAGAAGCTCACAACTTAATGGACTTACTGCTTGATAAAGCAGACCAAGCATATTTCACGACAGCCGAGAAAGATAAATTTCTTTCTATGGCTATCATGGAATGGTTTGAAGGATTAACTTCAGACTATTTAGAAAATGCAGGACAAGAAAGTCATGAGGGCGGTAAATTTGTTCAAAGCACAGAAAGAACTTTTAAAGAAGATGGTTTTATAAATCTTGCTAATAATACAAAAGAAATTACGCCACATCCACTTATTTGGGCAACTGGAACTGTTTATCCTTTTTACAAGTTAATTAATCTTAGAGTTAAGGTTGTTGGTGGTAGTTGGGAAAAAGTAAATCCTATGAACCCTGGAACTTTAGCTGTTGAAGATATTAAAGACCCTTTTAACACTCCTACTGTTGGAGATAGGGTTTATAATTATCACGAAAACAAACTTAAAATATTTCCAAACACAAATTTAGTTTCTAATGATGCTTCAGTTAGTTTTACTATAGGCTCTGGTGGCGCTGCTGGAACAGTTGCATCAGTATCAATAATTGATGGAGGAGCTGGATACGCTTCAGCACCAGCAGTAACATCTAGGGATAATAGTTCTTCTACAGGAGCAGTTTTTACAGCAACTATAGATGGTGGCGGAACTATTACAGGTGTCGCTATTAACAATGCTGGAGCTGGTTCTGATATGTCTAGCGGTAGATTAAAAATTGATGAAAGTCCTACTTCTGCTAAATTTCAAATGAATTACTTTACATATCCATTGCTGTCTAATGTAGCTGGAGGAAATAATGGCGGAACATCTGCTGGTACTATAGCAACCTCTAACGCTCAATTAGGAGCAACAACAATGGCTTACGCTCCTTACGAATGGTCTGACGCAGGAAGCGCTATAACAAACTTAGGAGCTTCACCAAGAGAAGCAGACAATATCATAAGAATAGCTGTAAGAATGATGACTGCAAACATAGAAAGTCCTCTTTACCAAACTAATTCAATCGAAGGGAAACGAAGTGAATAAAAATATTAAAGAGGCTCTTTTTGTTTCTCCTTGTTCGAAAGTAGGTGGATTCACTATCAGTGATGAAGCCTATTTTCATTTAATTTAATTAACTTTGCATCATGGCAACTTTACGTGAAATAGTATATAATATAAAAAACATAGCTGAAGGAGGCTCTTCTCTTACTGAAGACTCTAAAATTTCAGACTCTCAAGTAGAATTTTTAGTTAATGTATATAGAGCTAAAACTCTTATGCAATACACTAATTCTGGTAGAAGTGTACACCCTCAGACTTTGCAGACTTTTAAGCACACAGCGTCTACAAACAACAATACATTTATAGACTTTCCTTCTGTAATTAATTTTAATGAAAACAGAGCTGTTAAATCAATACTTTTTTACGACAGTAGTGCGTCTACATCAGAATATGTAGAAATTGGAACAAAAGGTTCTGCAGCTTATTTAAGTGGCAATAGATTTACTTCTGCAAAAAAGACTGCACGAATACAAGATGGTAGAATTTATTTTTCAAATTTTGATTTAGATGATGGAGACTATTTAGAGGTTTCTGCTATATTTTCTAATCCAACAGAAATTACTACTAGTACAGGTTTGTTTGATAAAGACACAAGCATATATCCTTTACCTACTGAATTAATTACAACATTGACTCAGGAAATATTAGCTAAAGAATATAGGGTAATAATGTCAACACCAAGAGACAAAGAAATAGATGGAGAAGCACCAACGGAAGTACAAGGACAAGTACGTCAGCGTTAAAGATATTTATAACGCTACAAAAGGAGATATAGAAAAGATTAGCTATAGTGGTTTTTACAATATAGTTAAAACGTTTTTTGAAGAGTTAATACATGAGCTAGTTGTTGAAAAAGCAACAGTTACATTGCCAGCAAGATTTGGTAAAGTATATATAAAGAAAATGTTACAAAAAAGAGCTTTTCATTATAGATGTAACATTAACGAAGTTGATGAGCAAGGAAAGAGAGTAACATATAAAGTGCCAATATTAAACGACTATTATTATAAGTTGGTTTGGTTAAGGCCTAAAAAATATAAAATGGCAAAAATTAATCCAATGGGATTTTTTAAAAAAGCTATTAATAATGAATTAAACAAAGGTAACGACTTTTAAATATGAATTTTGTATCTATCAAACGAGTATTAGCTTCAGTAACTAGAAACCTAGGTGTTGATGTCTTAGACAAAGAACAGAGTATAATAGAATGGGCTTTTGAAGCAGAAAAGTTTATTGGAGGCTTAAAGTCTTTTATACAAACAGAAGAAAATGTAACTATAGCTTCTAATAGAGCTGCACTGCCTTCTAATATAGTTAAGGTTCTTTCTGTTTCTAATAGCAGCTCTATACTGAAACCAACTCATGCTCACTTTAGAGGAAATCCTGTAGGAGTAGATGCAGACACAGACAACATGGTAACTGGAGACAGATATTATATACAAGATGGATATATAAACGCAAAGCTTGATGATGGGGTAGTTCTTACCTTATCTGTACTTACAATACCTTTAGACGCTGACGGATACCCTAAAATTAATGACGCTCACATTGAAGCAGTTGTAGCTTATTGTATGTGGATGATTAAAAATATAGATTACTATAATGGTAAAGTTCCTCAATACGTTATAAACGATTTGCAAAAAAGATGGTTCTTTCTATGTGGTCAAGCAAGAGGTATTGATGGAATGCCAAGCTCTCAGGAACTTTCTGAGATAGGTAAGTATTGGAACACTTTAATTCCAATAAAGTCTTCTAACGGTCTTAAAAATCACTAATAATGCCAAAAGCAAAACCAAATACATTTCAGGCTGGACTTAACATGGATGTTGACCCAAGAATGCAGCCTCCAGGCACATACAGGGACGCAAACAACATTAAGGTAGTTGGACTTGAAGGAAACACATTTTCTGTAGAAAACTTTAAAGGTCAAACAGAAAGAATAAATACAGGATTAACAGATGGTAATATTGTAGGTTATTATTCTTTTGCTGACAAAATAGTTTTAATTCACGTAGACGGAATTACAGCATCAGCTTCTACTACAAAGATTTTTATGTTTACTAAAAATGATGACGATTCTTTTACTAGTGAAACAAATTCTGTTGGTGCTGCAACTCATCTTTATTCTGCTGCTTTAAATATGACAGAAACACAGCCAGTAAAGGTTGTGGGTTCTTATGAAAATAAATCAACAAGAAGAATTTACTGGACTGACAATATAAACCCAGTAAGGTCTATGAACTTAGAGCTTGAGGTATATGAATTAGAAAACTATCCAATAACAATTACTCAGCTACCTATAAACAATTTAGAACTGTTGCCTTCTGTGAAGCCACAAAGCCCATATTTAACAGGTGTTGTAGGAGGTTCTTTAAGAGTTGGTACTTATCAGTATTGCGCAAAGTACGTGACTCAGGATGGTGCAGAAACAGCAGCTTTACCTTTGTCTGGACTCTATCATACTACGGTTAACACAGGCGCTTATAAAAAATTTATGGGTTCTCCTCAAGGAATAGACTCTACGATGGGTTTAACTTTAAAGCTTGACAATGTAGATTCAACTTTTGAAAGAGCAAAACTTTTTGCTATTTTCTACGAACAACTTAATGGCACACAAAAAGTGTATCTTGTTTCTGACAGACTTATAGATGGTTCAAACTCTATAACCTTTACTCATAGTAGAAATGAAAGTGATAACGAAGTCTCTATTAACGAAATACTTGAGCCTAAAAATACTTTTGATGTAGCAAAAGACTTAGCAATTAAAGACAATATTTTATTTGCTGTAAACACAAGAAAAAGAGACGCTTTTGTAAGTTCTGATGAGTTTAATCCTACTTTAGAAAGATGGTCTACAACAAATGTTAAAAAAGCTACAAGATATTTGTCAAGTGGAGAGTATGTAAGAGCTAATCAAGATATAGGCGGTTATAGATTTTTACCAGGAAACTTTCAAGTTAATTATTCTAAAAATTTAAGTTCATCTACTCCTACAACTCAATCAGTTTTGTATCAACCAAAAAACAATGGTTTTACACTAGGTACGGCTGTTGAAGAAACTTTTGGTTCTGGCGTAGACTTTGGAAATTTAACTATATTTTCTTCTGCAAATTATATTAATGCAGGAGGTAATGATAGCGTAAAAAAATATGAAGCTTCAGATAAATTTAAATATCACTGGAGAATAAAAGTAGATACAACGGGAGATGGAACTTATAATAAGTTTTATAATTCTTCAGGGAACTGGCAAGACTCATCAACCACACACGTTGTAAATGGAGAGGCAATAGGTGAAAATAATTTTGCTAATGGTCAAGGAGCTACTGGATTTATGACTGCTTGGGATAATATTGGACTTACAATTACAAATGTTCCTACTGGAGTTAGAAAATTATTTATAGAGCTAGACGAGGTTAACATTATACAAGATGACAACATCACTCTTAATCTTGTCACATCTCACACTTACTCTTACTTAGGTCAATTTACTACAATTACTGCTGATGAATTAGGTTCTAATGGAGGCTACAGCTATACCTTAAATGAAACTGTTGATGCTAGTGAAGCAAATCAAGTAAGTAAGGCTATGAGAGTTTTAGGAGCGGTATCTCCTGGTTACTACGCTGGAGCTGGAGTGAGACTTTCATTTAAAACAATTCCAAAAGTTTCAGATGAAGTAAAAGCTAATCCTTCAGAAGCTCCTTACATACAAACTAACGACAGCATAACCTCTGTTGATATAAACAATACTGACGCAAAAGTTTTTTCTAGCACCACATCTTCTAGTAATAAAGACCCTCAAATGCTTACTTTAAAAGGCTACAAAAGAGGAGAGATATATAGATTAGGTGTATTGTTTTTTGATAAAAAAGGAAACCCAATAAACACATTATGGATGGGAGATGTCCAAATGCCTGAGCATGGAGACAGAAATTTAGAATTAGAATTAGGAACTGTAAAATCAACAAAAGGTGGAAGTCCAGTAGATGTAATTACAACTGTTGGTAAGCCGCCAAGAATTAATGGAAATGTTTGCGCAGAAGATTATAGACTTGATGTTGTAGACGGTATAGCTGTTCCTGGACACGTAGATTTACCGTACAACTTTTTTAATAACGTTTCTAATTTTGACGCAACAAATAATAGCGCAAGAAATTTTTTATATCCAATTACAGACACGGACTCATCTGCACAGCGTACTTTTAAACACTACACTATGGATTTAGCTATAGTGTGCGAGTTTAAATTTCCTCAGTCTGTTTTAGATAAAATATCAGGATTTCAAATAGTAAGAGCTGAAAGAAGTATGCAAGACGCGTCTGTGATGCAGTCTGGACTTTTTAGAGAGGGAGCTAACTTAATATTTAATGATGAAGGAACTACCAACTCTCTTAAAAATGAAGCAGAAGGCAATATAGGTGGCACTAATGAAGCTAATAGAATTTTAGTTAATGAAAAGCTAGAAGACTTTAGAGCAAAGTATGGGGTGGCAGAACACATATTTTACGATGAGCATGATGAAACTAACGCTAACGAGCCTACATCTTTCATTTTTGGTTCTTCATATTCACAAAACTATTCAGACACAAGCGCTGTAAGAAATAGGTTTTGGGGTGTACCAAACATAGGTGTAGTCTATAGTCCAGATAGTCTTTTTGGTGTTTATCCATACAAACACTCATCAACAGATAGAATAAAAACTGTATCTACAATAAGTCTTAAAGACAACATTCAGTTTCAATCAACAGAATCTTATACATTTGGAAATTCAACTGCTGGACAAAGATATTATGGAAAAAAAGTTGTTAACGCAACAGATGGTCAGCATAAATATTTTGGAAAAACATATACTGTAGATACACAGTTTTCAATTTTAGCAGAACAAACATTTACTAATGGAGACTCTGCAATTAAAGCTTATAACAATAACAGCACTTTTGGTAGTTACTTTTTTGATATAAGCGACAGTAATGCTACTGGTAGTGCTGATGCAAAACTTCTATACGTTAGAAGTATTCTTTTAGACCAGGCAGAAGAGGTTTTAGAAGGAGATACTACTAGAGTTAATAAATACAATAAGAATTTTATTAACATGACTTATGGTAACGTAAGGGCAGCAGGATTAACTCCAGAAGGGTCTCCTGATGATGACGACACTACATACACAAGTTATTTTGAATCTTATTTAGTTAGCACGACATCAACTTCTTATCAAAAAGTAAAAAGCGTACAAAAAGGTAATAAAGGAATATTTGTTTCTCCTGCTGGTATGCCAAGAATACCTAACCTTAATAGACTTATTTTAGGTGATGGTAATTTACTATGGCCTAACTCTTATAGACATAAAAAGAATCCTTATATGTTACTTGTAGACATAGTTAAAAGTAGCTCTGAAAGAGAGTCTATGTATGGCGGAGTAACGAATGACTCTTTGTTCAACACAAGGTACATTAAAGCTGGAGAATTTGTTAAGGTAGTTGTTCCTGGACACACTTCAGGCACAAATTTTAAACAGACTGTTCATGGTGGAGATGTATTTACATCTATTTTTTCTCATCAATTATCAATGTCTCACTATCATCCAGACGGTTCTGCTGCTAAGTTTATTACTTATCCAGTAGAGTCAAGAGTTAATCCAGACATGAGAAGTGGATTTCATTTACAAGCAGGTAAAGCTGAAGCTGGATTTTTTCCTGATGTAATACCAAATAAAAACGACTTGTTATACAATTCTGTTTATAGTCAAGAGCCTAACTTTAAGGGTTATATATCTGTAGACGAATCAAAAAAGGCTATAGACTTAGACCAACCTGTTCAGGTTGCATACAGCAAAAGCAAAGTCTCTGGAGAATTAGAAGATTCTTATAGACAATTTCCTGTTGTGCAGTTTCACGACTTAGATAATGATGCTGGTGAAATAAACTCTATAGTTAATTTTAGAGATAATCTATACTGTTTGCAAGACTCAGGGTTTACAAAATTATTTATTAATAGTAGAGCTTTAATTGGAGGAGCAGAAGGAATTTTAATTGGCTCTGCTAATACTATTGAAAACCACTCTTATATATCAAAACAATACGGTAGCATACATAGAGAAGGAGTTTTATCTACGGATAATGCTTTGTATTTTGTAGACGCAAAAAACTCTAAGATACACAGGTTTACAGACAGGCTTGAAAGCATTTCTGATAAAGGGGTGATGAAGTTTATGAACGACACAATTTCTTCTACGTCTACCTTTAAGTCTAAAAAACCTAATACTACATACCCAAGAATACAAGACTCACAACAGCACTTTGCTCAAGACGCTAGAGGTGTAAGTGTAGGTTATGACCAAAAAGAAAAAAGAGTAATATTTACTTTTTCTGATAAAACTGGAAGCACTGTCAATAAAATATCTATTGCTTACAACGAGTATATGAATGCTTTTGAAAGCAAGTCAAACGCAACTCCTCCTTTGTGGATTATGCACCAAGGTAATTTGTATTCTCATGGTAGAATAAACGAAACCATAGGTAATGGTAATGCTGCTTGCAGCAAGGTTTACGAATTTGATAAAGACGCTTCTAACTATGGTAAAATATTTACAAGTACTTATGAGCAAGACATAGAAATTATAGTAAATGATGGAGCTGTAAATAGTAAAAAGTTTGATGCTGTTGAGGTTATAGGCGATACAGATACTGATGGAACTGTAAGTTTAACTGGAGCAGCTTTTAGCACAGACAAAACAGCAGAACAAACCACTACATTTGCTAGTGATTTAATACACACACTTAGAGAAGGTATACTTAGCTTTCCACTAAGAGGTAAGACAGCAGCAAAAAGACTTGTTGGTACTTACTCTAAAATAAAACTTAAAAATAACAATAACACTAAATTTAGTATCTTTGCGATAGTAGCTAAAATTAGACAATCTTTTAAATAATGGCAGACGGTACGGACGAGTTTATGACTTTAAGAAATAACCCAGCTTATGCAGGTTTGACTGATGAGCAAATAAAACAAATGATATTATCACCTTCAGGAGCTGGTAGTGGAAATTTAGACTTTGGAATGCAGAGTGGTCAAGGCATGAATTTAGGAGGTTCTCCAACAATGTCTTCGATTAATTATGGTAATTCACTACAAGACCCATACGCATACAACTCAATGAGTCTAGCTTCTGGTTCTAACATAGAAGGAAGCACTGGCCCTAATCAATATCAAAGTGCTACTGATGGAACTTTTACAAATTATTACGAAGAAGCTCCAGGTGAGCAAGCACAACAACTAACAACAACTGGCCCTAGCAACGTAATGAATACTGTTTCACAAGGAGTGAATTTAGTAAATCAAATAAAGCCATTGTTAGGTTCGGGTGGGCTAAAAGGACTTATAGGAAAACTTGGACTTAGTGGTGGAGCAGGTGCAGGTGCAGCAGGTGCAGGTGCAGGTGCAGGGTTAGCTGCATTAACTCCTTTAGCTCCTTTAGCTTTAGGTGCTGGAGCTTTATTATACATGAAACACAGAAAGAAAAAAAGAAAAGAAAAAAGGGAAGCAAAAGAAGAAGCTCAATACAAAAGCAGAAAGTTAGAACAAAAACAAGATTTGATTGACGCTAATCAAGATTACATGGAAATGGCTTCTAAATATAACAATACTTACGACATATCATAATGGCAAAAGCATCATCACAAGAAATATATAATTACCTAAGAAATAAACCAGGCGTTACACACGAACACGCTATGGGTATGATAGCTAACATTAAGGCTGAAAGTGCATACGACTCTGGTGCAAGAGGAGACTCTATGATAGCTGACCCAACAGGTAAGTTAAAAAATAAACAAAAGCTAGTTTACAAAAAAGGAAGTGGTTATGTATATGGCGATTCACATCCCACTAAAGCAGGTCAAGAAGTAGAAGAAAATTTAATAGCAGACATTATACCAACAGCAGGAGGTTTATTTCAACATCAAGGAAGTAGATTTAAAAGTATGGTTGATGCAGTTGGTAAAGATTGGAAAACCAACTGGAAAGGACAAATAGATTTTGCATTAACTGAAAGAGAAGCAAAAAAGTTTTTATCTACAGACTTTACAAGTGTTTCAGACTCAACAAAAATATTTATGTTAGAGTTTGAAATACCAGCTGACCAGTCTCAAGAAAAAATACAATCAAGAATAGATGGGGTTGCTAATTTAGACTTAGAGTCAAATTATACTCCAGGAGAAAACACACCTAACAATACTAAAGTTAAAGAGGTTACTGTAGACGATATAGAAGCTAAGTACGGCCCGACAGCTAGGTTAACTGTAGCAGGTGGAAAAGAAGTTATAACCTACACGGATGAAGATGGTGTTTTTCAACAAATAGATAGAGATACATTTTTTACAAACGATACAGAGCTTACTGTTGATGAACAAATACAACAAAACAACGATGAAGAAGTAAGTGAAGATAACGAATCTTTTAAATTAGGTGAAGGAAAATTTATAAAGTTAGGTGAAAAAAATTATTTTGTTTTTGAAAATAAAAATGGTGATGTCTATTCAATACCTGAACAAGCCTATTTGAAAGAAAAAGAAAAATTTGGTGGAGGCGACATCGACAATAGTATTTATGCAAAAAAATTACCATATACTTTACGGGAAGTTGAAAGCAAGGTTAACGATAAAAGCTTTGGGTATGACAAAGACTATTCAATAAACAATTTACCTAAAGTTGAAACTTTTGACCCAGACTCAATAGATTTATCTACCTCCAACTCTAATATACCAGATTTTAATAGACAGCCCGATGAACCGATTAACCTTACAGAAGACAAAGATTTAGATAATTTTTTAAAATCTGAATCTGACAAAGACAAAAAAGCAAAAGAAACTGAAGAGGTAAAAGTTGATGAAACAGAAGACCCTGTTGTAGGTAATATAGACGGTGATGAAGCTGACTTAGCTCAACAAGCTTTAGATAACGACTTAGTTGTTGGAAACATAGATGGTGATGCAGCTGATATAGCAACTCCTGCACTACCTGAAATGAATGTTCAAAAAGGATTGTTAGACAGTATAGGAGGTATAGGCACTATTGCTTCTGCATTAGTGGGAGCTAAAGCATTAAAGGCTGCTAACGAACCTAGAGCTGAAATAGATATGCCTGAGCTGTCTGATGCTTTTAACGCAGAGTTATATCAGCAAGAGCAGTTATCAAAAAGAGGCTTTAGTCCTGACCAAGAAGCTGCTGCTAGAAAACAAATTAGCGACTCTTATGCTTTAGGTATAGAAAACGCTGTAAGAGGAACTGCTGGAGACAGAGCTAAGTTATTAGCTATGAGTGGAGTGTTAGACTCGCAAAGACAAGCTGCGTTATTAGACTTTGCTGCAAAAGACGATGCCGCAATGCAAGCTAATAAAGAGCAGTTTAATAGAACGTTAATGTTTAAAGAAAAGTTTGACATTAATAATGCTCAACAGATGAGGAATGAAAAAATGCAGGAAATTAACAATCAGTACAGCACAAATCAACAGTTAGCTGCATCAGCTTTCAAATACGCTATGGACAATGTTAATAATGCAAAAGCAGACGCAATGCAAAATCAACTTACACAAGTGATGATAAATGACGCTAGCGCAGGTTATGATGTAAAAGAGAAATATTCTTCTGGACTTTTAGGTAAATTTGCTTCTAGCGTTTTGCCTGGACTATTTGGAAATAATGAAAACAATACAGAAACAGAACAATAATGGAAATAAATAAAGGTACATCAGCGGCTTTATTAGGCATTTTTTCTTCAGATAGAAAAGCTGCTAAAGCAAGAGAGTTAAATATTGCACAAACGCAATATCAAATGTCTCAACAAAAACAACAACAGCAATATCAACTGTCTCAGACTTTAGCTCAGAACAGACAAGCAGCACAAAAAATAGCCGCTAGTGTAACTACCAGAAAAGCTGATGCACAAAATTTAGTTACCAACATGGATAGTGTTATTGACGAAATGAAAGCTGGTGTAGCTAAGTATGGTGGCAATGTAATGAGATACATGACTGCTGAAGGTAACGACAAGTGGACTTCGGCTATAGGAGATTATGAAGCTAAAATTGGTGAAATAAAAACTAACGAAGCAGAAATTGCTAAGTACTATGAATTAACTAATAGTGATAAAGCTCACTTAGTTATGGATAAAGATACAAGAGCTTTAGAAAGTTATATAGACGGAACAACTAACTCTTTTAGATATTCTGGACAAATACAAGATATAGGAAACTATCAAAGTGCAGTAAGTTCAGGTAGAGAAGTTTTACCTTCTGATGTATTAGCAGGAGACGAAGGAAAAAATCAGCAAATAATTATTTCTAATTATATGAGGGAGTATGGAATTACAGACCGCTCTCAAGTAACACAAGCCAACCTAGAACAATACGTTAGTCTTAAATACCTAAATAATCAACCAGGATTAATGGGTACTAAAGAAGATGATAGAACTGTAGGAGGAGAGTTGCTTCAATCAGCTCAAACTTTACAAAAAGTAAATCTTAATGACACTAATCCGTTTTCAGCAAATGCTTCAGAAAATATATTTTCAGTTGTTGAGAGTGAACTTGGTAGACATGGTTACACTAAAAAAGCAAAGCCTGAAACTAAAAGAGGCGTAAGTGTAGTTGGTAGTGGAAGGGTTTATGAAAACTATGAAGATAAAATTACTAAAAGTGTATTTGGTTCAGAAAATAAAATGTTAAAGAATGTAGAATCTATGGGATTATTTAAACAATCTGATGGTTCTCAAATAGAAGACACTCAATGGTACGGAGAGACTTTAGGCGGAGAAAGTGAAGCTTATGATTTAGAAGTAACAGGTTATCATTATGCTTACAAGTATATAATAGACGGCAAAGAACAACTAGCTGTTATGACAGATGACCCTGCAAAAAATGAAGAACTAAGAAAAAATTACGAATCTAGCGGAGCAAAGCCTTCTATGGTTATGGTTGCTCAATTAAGAGAAGATGACCCTGTTAGAGACGATTATTATTATAAAGAAATACAAATGTCTGAAAGTTTAGCTTCTGAAATATCTAGTGAAGCTGATTTTAAAATTATTTCTAATGAAGCTAGTGATAGAAAAAATCAATCAGCTCATAAAGACAATAAAAGAAAAAATAAAGAACAAAGCATTGTAAACATCTCTACTAATCATTTTGATGGTAATGACGTTTTTGTTGAACAAACTCAATCAGAAGCAGCTAACACGCTTTTACCTGTATTTAAAAGACATGGCGTTACAAACTCTATGTTTACTCCATTACTTTCTAGTTTAATGGCTCAGTCTTCTAGTACATCTGATTTGTTTAGTAGAATAGACTTAATAGACCAAGCGCTATCAGATAAAAATAGTGAGGTAGGTAAGGCTTTATTAACAAACAACATATCAGAGTTCAATGGTTTTGTAAAAAATAGCTTAAATTCGCAACAAGAAATAAATGAGTTCCAACAGTTACAGAACGACTGGAATCAACTAAACGCAAATTCACAATATTAAGATGGGAAAATTTTCTGACGCTGGTAGTTTTTTTAATTCAAGAAATCAAAAACCACAAGCTCCGCAACAACCAGACTCACCTTCTGCTAACTTGCAGAATCAACTATTGAAAGAACAAGTTGATGCTACAACGCAAGAAAGAGAAGGAGGGTATGATGCTTTTCAACAATATAAAGGTGGTTCTAATTTTGACGAACAAGGACAGCGTGTAGGAAATACTCAGGAAGATATTTTAATGAGTGGAGGCACAAAGCTTGGTAAAAGTTTAGTTGCTGGTACTGGAGACGTTATAGAACAAGTTGTAGACTTAACTCAATTAGTTTATAATTTTGCAACACCTCTTGGTGCAGCAGAAAGAGCTGTTGGATTAGACTTTAGCAAAAACTTTTTTGACTGGGTTAAAGAAAATACATCTCAAGAATTACAAGACTATGCTGTAACATATCAAAAACCAGGGTCAGAAGACTTTAAATGGTCAGACATGGGGACAGCAGACTTTTGGACTACAGACTTTGCAAGACAAGTCCCCAACTTATTATCAATGATGGCAGGGGGTGCAGGATTAGTTAAAGGAGCAGGAACTCTTATGACTAAAATGGCAACTAAGTCTATTGCAAAAGGTGGAACAAGATTAGCAAAAGCTGGAGCATTATCTTCTAAGGTTGTAGACCCAGCAGGAAGAACCATTGGACAAATAGGTGGAAAAGGTATTGGCAAACTATTTACAAGGTCAGAAGGTGCTGTGGGATTAAGTACAAAAGGAAAGCTTGTAGCTGGTATTGGTGGTGGTGCAGGAATGAACTTAGTTGATGGTGGTATTGTTGCTGGTATGGCTTATGATAGAGCCTTAGAGGAGTTTGGAAGCGATGATGAGGGAAGAAAGTTAGCTGGACAAATAGCTGCTGATATATTTATAGACAATTCTAAATGGATGGCGGTAGACGCTTTGTCTTGGGGATTTACATTTGGAGGTGGTTCTAAAATTATATTAGGTAAAGCAACACAAAAGCTAGGTCAAATACAAAATGGATTTGGTAAAAGAGCTGCAAATATATTAGTCAATGCTAGTGCAGGTTCTGCTGCTGGTGCTGCTATTGCTGGAGCGGCTACCCTAGGAGAAGAGGGAATGGATGATGCTATGAAGACAGGAGCATTAGCTGGACTTGGAGCTGGACTTCTTAAAGGAACTAGAGGTGTAAAAGCTGCTGGTATGTTAGCTCCAGAAGGTATTGAAGAGATGTTTCAAGAAACTTATCAAGAGTGGATTGAGAAGAAAGCTTTTAACGAAGCTAGAGGTGAAGAAGAAAAAACACCTACTTACTGGGACTTTTATTCATCTGATGAAGCAAGAAAAACAAAAGCTATATCTCTTATATCTGGTATGGCTGGTTCTACCGTGGGTGGATACACAAATTTAATTAATGACGTAGCGGACAGGAGTTTTGAAAATGACAAAAAGATAGACGCTATAAACTCTATAATGGATAGAGCTAACAATGCAGATAACACTTATGACAAAACATCTGCAATGTACGACATGGTTTCTCAGGCTGTAGCTGACCAGAACGATGACAACTTATTAGCCTGGATAAACGGAGAAGCAAGTAGAGAGGGTGGTGCTGTAGACGCAAAACTACAAACTGAGCTTGTTGCTTTTATGAATGAGCAAAAAAAGACTTACGAAAAAGTAGGTAGTGGTATGAAAAATATTACCGCTAATGAAAAGTCAAGGCTGTTTAGAATGCAAACTGGTATTTCTAAAAATACTGCTGAGTTTAACGAGCAGTCTACAATATACAACGAACAAAAGGCTGATTTAACAAATCAACTTAAAGATATAGAAAGCAGCAATTTAAGTGATTCTGCTAAAAAACAAGCTGCAAGCAATCTTAATGAACGTATAGCAGAGCTAGACGCAGATTTTAATACATTACAAAATAATGTTAACAAATCTAATAGCGAAATACAAGAAGAAATAAACACCTACACTACTAGTTTAATTACTAAATCTAAAGTAAGAAAAGCGGCAAGCGTAGAGGGTATTAAAGATGCTGTTAAGTCTGCTACAAGTCAAATAGGTAAGTTTGGTAAAGGAGTAAAAGAATTTTCAGAAGGAGTTTTTGACGGTGTAAATAAAGCGAAAGCAGACTATACAAAAAGAAAGCAAGAGGAGCAAGCACAACAAGCTGAACAAGCGCCAGAAGGACAAGAGCCTACTTTAGGTGAGCAGGTTTTTGATATGCCTAAAGAAAATGTGTTCAACATAATGACTCAAAAATTTAGAGCGTTCTACAAGGGTAGTAAAGATATTGATACTGATATGTTCACAGACGAGCAGTTAGATAAATTAATTTCTGAATCATTAACTGAAAACGGAGTAGACGGAACAACAAATCAAGAAGAGTTTGCAGCTAAAGTTGAAGCAATAGAAAAAACTTTTAACGAAAAGCACAAAACTTTTGTAGAAAACAAAGCTAAAGCTGCTGAAGAATCTGAGCCTACTAAAAAGTCTACTTTTCAAAAAGCAAAAGAAAAAGGGACACAATTTATTGAAAAAGCTGTAGACACTGTCAAAGAAGGAGCTGAATCTGTTAAAGAAGCTTTTACCAAAAAAGAACTTGAAACAGAAGTTGTTTCTAAAGAAAAGTCTGATACTCCTAAAGTTAAAGACAATGTTTCTTCTGATGTTATAGAAGACGTAGAGTTTGAAGAGGTTACAGAAAACTCTGAAAAAGACAACCCTAAAAAAGCTGCAACTAATGAAGCGTTTGACAAAGACATTGCTAACCTAGAAGATAGAATAGCAAAAGAAACTAACAAAGAGACTCTTAAAAAGTTAAACAAAAAGTTAGATAGACTTAAAAGAGCCAAACTTAGAAAAGTACAAGGAGAGCCGTCAAAGCCTATAGGTAAAAAAGAGTCGGTAAGAAAGGCTAAAAAAGATGCTAAAAAAGCTAAAGACAAATACAAGTATAGCTGGTACAATCCTTTAGGAATATTAGAAAGAAGAAAGTTTAGAAAAGAAAAAACTAAAAAAGTAAAAGAAGCTATAGCTAAATTTGACGAAGCTAAAAAACAAAACTCACTACATTACGTTTACGCTTTAAAAGACGCTAACTATCCTAACACTGCTATTATTACTTTAGCTGAGATGTCTCAAATGTTTGGTGAAGCAGGTACTTCTGCTGTAGTAAACGCAACTATATACGCTTCTAACAGACCAGACTTTGCCAATGTAGTTAAGCATGAGTTTGGACACGTACTTTATCCTTTGTTTGAAGACACTCCTTTAATGCAAGACATTAAGAGACTTATTCTTGAAGATGGTAAAATAATTAAAAATATAACGCAGACTTATCCTGAGTTAATTTTATTTGACACAGAATTAGGCCCACAAACTATTGAAGAAATAATAAGAAATCCTAACGTGTATAAAAATATGTTAGACCACAATTCTACTATAGAAGGTGATATTAAGAGTATTATAGAAAGTTTAAATACAGGTAGAATATTTACTAATGAAATAAACTCTTTACTTAAAAAGATAGAGGGCATGGACTCTATATCTGTTGCTAAACCAGAAAATCAAGAATTACTTATAGAAGAAGCTTTTGCTCATTACCTAGAAAAAGACAGCATTACTCTTGCAGACATAATAGCTAAAGACGTTAAGACTGAACAAAGACTTAAAAGAAAAGTTAATATTGTTGCAGAAAAAATTAAAGTTCCTTCTAAGGCTACAGACGAACAAAAGCTTAAAATTATAAAAGCAATGGACTCTCCTGCTAATAGAGCAGACACGCTAGAAGAGGCTTTAGATATTATAAGAAGAAACGCTGACAGCAGAAGTAAAATACATAAGCCTAAAAGAAATTCTAGGGTTATGAGGAAAAAGCCAAACAAATCATTAAATGATATAGCTCAAGCACATTATGAAAACTCAGAGCTTATTAAAGCTGTTCTTATAAACAATAGAGGAGAATATGAAGCTATGATTATGTCTGCTATAGAAAGGCTGTCTGGTAAAGAATTGTCGCAAGAACAAATAAAAGAAATTTTACAAGACGAATCCGCTATATTTTTAGACAGAATAAATAAAGGTGACTCTGCAACCTCTGGACTTATAAATGAAGTTAATGATGAGTATAATGAAGCAAGTATAGACGACATATCTGGCTCAGTATTAAGTGAGCTTATAGCAGAAGGTACTTTAGGTAATAATGAAATTACACAAGCTTTAGAGTCTGCTGGAATATTAGATAAAAATTCTGAAAGAATACCTTTCTTGTTTGAAGAAGAGCTAGACGACTTTGTAATGACAAAAGATTCTAATGACAACGTTGCAATACAGAACGAAAGGTCTTCTACATCTAAATTTATAGACGCTTTTGTTCTTTACTTAAATAGCGAAAGAGGTAAGTTTTTATTAGAAAGCGGAAAGCTAGAAGGAGAGTTAAATCTTTACAACGAAGGAGCTATTAGAAGGGCTATTAGAAAAGAGTTTAGAAAGGCTTTAGTCCCTAAAGGAGAAAATGTATTTATAGCAGACTTTATGGACTCTATAATTAATCCTAAAACGCCTTTATTAAAAGCATTTAAACAATTTACTTTAGAATTATATAAAGATAAGTACGGAAGTGTTGCTGGCTCTAATCAATACTTAAACGCTATAGCAAGAGGAATACATCACGAACAGTCTTCTAATGTTGTTGAGTCAAGAGATGTTTTATTTTACACAGAAAAAGATTCTGATTACTTTATAGAGCCTAGTATAGCTGAGTTTGAACAATTTGTAATTGAAGACCTTATTACAGACAATGAAACAAATGTAAGCTTAGATATACTTAGGCTCTTAAAAGACTCTAAAAGAGTTAATATGCTTGAATTAATAGAGGCTATAGGTGATATTAAGTTTAAATCTAAATCTGTACAAGCATACTTAGACCAATTTGCAATACAAGAGTCTTTTACTTTTATGCACAAAGGTAAAACGCTAAAAGCTATAGACGTAGTAAATGATATTATTAAGTCTAACGGTAAGATAGATTCTGAATTATTAAAAAGCATAGCAACTGAAATAACAATTCTTTCAAGAGACCTTAATCAAATTACAATGGTTGATATGGCTAGACTTGAAGCTGGCACAAGTCTTTTAAACAAGACATCTTCGTTGTATGAGGGTTTTAGTTCTATGAAACAATACCTTAATGACCAAACCACAGCTACAAACGAAACAATTAAAGAGGTTTCTAATGGTTCTGTATTTGATTATTTAATAAACAAACTAGGAATAAGCCCTAAAATTTCTGCCTCATCTGGAGTAAGAGTAACAGATATTGATGGAATGATAAAAGGTGATAGTTATGTAAACCTTTCTCCTGATGAGATATTAATGAGTGACATTTTAAGAATGCTTACTGTGGACGAAAACTCATATCAAATGCCTATAATGGTGTTTAGTGAAAAGTCTAGGAGATACAATGTTACTGTTCCTAAGTATAAAGATTTAAGAACTGCTGGAAAAAGCATAGAGTCTAAATTTGTAATAGATTTAGCTCAAGAAATAGAGGGTGCAAGATATTCTGAAGGAAATAAGGTTTCTAACCTATTTAAACTTAGCGATGGCAATACTGTTCTTGAAAAAATAATAAACAAAGAAGAACTTGCAAAACAAGTTAAGTTTTTAGAAAATTATATTAAAGACAATCCTTATATAATTACCAACTTAATTCAAAACGGAGTTATAAAATCTACTGATGGTAAAGTTCCTAAGCCATTATTAGAAGACTTAGTTGTGTCTACAGCACTAAACAAATACTCTGCTCAAAAAACTTTAGTAGCTAAACATAGCGATAGAAAAAGCTCTGTAGACTATACTAAGCGTTCTGCTATGGCAATAGCTAGACGTAGACCTGTGTTTGAGCATATAGAATATATTATAACTCCTGACTTGTATTACAATCCTAATGCTAAAGATGGACTTGAATACCTTACAGATGAGGACTTAGATTCTGGCGACTTTACTGCTGCTGAAAAAGCAGAATACAAACTAGTAGATGACGCACAGTCTTTAATGCTTCCTGAAGACGCAAGACTTTTAAATAAAAATGCTGGTCTTGGTAACGAATATGGTTCTGTGTATAAAACAGTACACTCTGGTAGAGACACTAGGGTAGATGGAATTGATGCTGGAGACACATATTTAAAACACAACACTGTTGTTCTTAGTGATAAGTATATAGCAATGTCTATTGAAAATGGTTATGTTGGGCTTGCAAAGCTTAGGGCTATTATGAAAAACAGAAAAGAACACTTACTTACTAAGTTTGAAACTAATGTTGCAATAGTTACTATGCCAAAGTCTGCTGTTAAATCTGGTACGAAAAACAAATTCTTTACTCCTTTAGATGTAAAAGAAATAAAAATTACAGAAGACGAAATACTTTCTACTTTTAGTAATTTAAGTAGCAACAGCATAAATGCTACACAAGCACAAATAAAACTATTAATTAAAAATGATAAATTTGGTGGTGGTATTTCAGAGCGTACATCTTTAACTGAACTTAACGAGCAAAGAGATGGCTTGTTTGCTAAAAGCAACGAGGACGGATTAAGGTACGTAGGATTTGATGCTTCTAAGTTTGGTGTACAAAATATATTAGAGTCTCAAAGAAATGAAACTACTTCTACGACTCCTATACAATTACTTAGCAATTACCTACAGTCAGTACCAACTGATGCTTTGAAGTCTGAAGTAATAGACTTATTAGATACTTATGCTAAAGCTGTAGACCTTTATAGCAATGAGCAAATAGACAATTTGCCTCAAGACATTAAAGACATGATTGACCCAAGCTGGGCTGGTAGTCCAATGTCTTATCTTGTTAGTAGTGGATTAATAAATCTACCTGGAATACAGTTAAAACTACAAGAGGTTCTTTCTAAAAACGTTATATCAGGAGCAACTAAGCTTAGAGGCCCAGGTGGTATAGCTTTTGAAACGTCTCCTTATGGTTTTAAATTAAAATCAAGAGTAAGAGCTTCTGAAATTAATTACATAAAAGGAAACTTAGACGGTAATTCTATTGTTTCTGAAATTGTTTTACCAGAATCTATGTCAAAAAAGTTTGGCGTTGGAGATATTGTTACTGCTACTCGTATACCAGCAGATAAGCTTTCTATGTCTCAGGTATATGTAATTAAAGACTTTTTTGATGGCGATGCTGGACAGGTTGTTGCTATACCAGAAGGCAACTCTGCAATTAAAGGTTCGGATAAAGATGGCGACTCATTGTTTATTGACGGTAGAATTAACAAAAAAGAATTAACAGAAGCTGAAAAAGCTTATAATAATTATATTTTTAAGTCTACAAGATTTATTTCTAATCCTGAAATGGCTGATGTTACTGGACTTTCTTTAGAAAATGTTGCAGACAAAGCTGACGACTACATAAGTGCTTTAGAAAAGTCTGGAGTAAAAGTTCCAGAAGAACAAAAAGATATGCTTACAATGCAGTTTGACAAATACTCTTTACAGAATAACTTAGAAATAAGAAACGTATTAGGTGAACTTATTATTGCATTTAGAGATACTAACTATTTAGCTTTTTACAATCAAGAAATAAACGCAAACATAGAAATAGAAGGTAAGGTTTTAAATAAATTTAAGGACTCTAAAAACGGTAAAGAAGTTCAGTTTATATCTGAGCTTGTACAGCTTGTTTTAGATAATCCTTCTAAATTAAAAGCCTTTGGATTAGGATTAAACACTGTGGTAATAAAAGACTTAGTATTGTTGTCAAGAATGGGATTTGACGCTACAAGTGCTTTAAGCTATATAAATAGTCCAGAAATGCTTGCTGTTTACAAATACACTAATCAAAGCAGAATATTAAAAGGTATAGACCCTAGCTTAGATTATTACTCTCCTGAGTTTATGGCTTGGCTAGAAATAAGCAATAATGGAATTAAAGATGTTAGAGCTTTTGTAAACGAAATTAATAATACAAAAAGAGTAGAAGAATTAAAAACTGAATTTAATACTACTACATATCCTAAATACAGAAAACTTGAAAAATTTAAATTAGGAGTTGTTAGAATTGCTAAAAAGCCATCTACTGATTCTGACTCTTACGCAATAATTAAAGTTTTAAAAGCTGTTAAGTCTGACTTATCTGCGATGAGTGACATATTAAATGTGTACAACACAAATCCACAAAGCAGCTTAGAGATTGAAACTAGAATTAACAACTGGAAAAATACTAAAGAAAACCCTCTTATCATAAACTTTACAGAGGCTCTTTTAAACGACCCTATTATAAAAAATAGAGAGAATGCTTTAAACAATCTTAAAAGAGCGTTAAAAGAAAATACAGCTATATCAAATGACAAATTTGTTAAGCTTTCTGAGTCTTTATCTAAAGTGTTTAAGTTTGATAAAGGCTACAAGTCTAAAAGTATTTCTAACGAAATTATAGAGTCTGCTTACGACAAAGCTTTATTAGACGTACTCAAAACAGACATTAGTCAAAGCGAACTAGAAAACATTAGAAAAAAAATACAGTCTGCTATAGGCAATATGTCTACAGACTCTCTTATTCCTAGTATGTTGAAGACTTTAGAAGATAGTATTTATGTTATACCTGGATACGTTTCAAGAGCTACGTCTCCTGAAATACTAAACAACATTAGAAGTCAATTTGAAATTGAGTCTAAGGATATAGAAATAATGGGAATGAGTTTTGCAGAAGCTTTACTTGTTTATAAATATAACCAGCCAAGCAAAACAGGAAAAAAAGGTAGGCTTATTAATGATAACTCATTGTTGTCTGTTATGCCTACGTCTATAGTTAATAAAATTAACGAAAGCTTAACTGCTGAAAAAATAAATAAAGGACTTACGCTTAGTAGAGCAGATGTTTTTAGTGCCGCTAGAAGCAATATTTATTCTGTTCCTAATGTATACTTTGGAAATGATGTTTTATCTCCTGAAATAAAAGAAGCTATACAAACCAATCGAGACTTTTTAAAATTTATTGAATCTAACGGAGTCTTTAAGCTTGCAAACATACCGTATCAAAAATTAACATCAAGCAATAAAAATATTGTTGATATGTTATTTACAAGACAGGGAGACAATTTAGTTTTTGATATTGAAAAAGTTAAGTCTATTATAGAAGGAGGTATTGATATTGCTCCAATAATGTTTAACAAGGAATTGCACTATATTGATTTGAAGTCTATTGCTGATAATAACAATCCATCTCAGTGGATTAAAAAAGCAGACACAGTAGAAACTACACCAACACCTCCCCCTGGTAAAGACTCTGCAATAGTTTTAGCAGAAACATTAAAAAAAAAGGGTGATAGGATTATGAGAAGAAAAGTCATTAATGATTCTGCATTAAGAAGCTTTAATCAAGACATGACTTTAGAAGAATACTTTGAAGCTAGAGGTTTGAAAAAGTCTTTAATGAAAAACGACACTATATCTCAAGAAGTAGAAAAAGAATTTAGAAAACTTAAAAACTCTAAAAAGTTTATAGACTCTTTGCTTGATAACGCAAATGAATTTTCTCTTGCTAATATGTCTAAGTTTACTAAAGAAGAGCTTATGGGTACTGCTGTAGCTATTTCTACAGACGACTCTTTAGAAAAAGTAGGAAAGAACGCTATAACAAAAGAAATATCTATTCTTATTGCACAAAAAGCAAGAGACGAACAGATGGCTTTAAATCCTGAAGGATATGCAGGAGCTAACGAAGGCGATGTATCTTTCTTTAAAAAGTGGCTAATGTCTAATGATGTAGACACAAACAACCCAGACGTTCAGGCTATGACCAGAACTGTTGAAGAGCAGTACTTTAAGTTTACACAAGAATACTCTAAACAAGCTAGACCAATTAAGGTAATTGCTAAAAGCTTGAAGGCAGACTTTTATAAAAAAGTAGGAGCTGTAGAATATGTAAAGCTTTGGTTTAAAGGAGACTTAAATAAAGAGATTTACAAAAACGTTTACGAAATGAGAACCGATAAAGATGGTTCTGAATACATAGTTTTGAAAAAAGACACTACTACTCTTAGCAAAAACGAAAAAGCTTTTCACACAGAGTTTAGTAGGGTAATGCAAACAGTTAGTGGTAATGAAGAATACACTGGTTCTATACCTTATCACACAATTAACTCTAACGAAGCGTTTATGAGACAAGGGCTTTATGGTATGTATTTAACTAGCGAAGGCATGGAGAACCATTTAAACAGTGTTCCTGTGTATTCTACTGACCCTATTTCTGGACAACAAGTACAAAGAACATTTTTAGAGTGGAAAGAATTATATGCAAATAAAAGCGTGTCTAAGTCTAAGTTTAAAAACCTAAAAGATTTTTCTGAAATAAAGAAAAGAGCAGAAGAACTTTTAAAGTCTGGCGTAGATGAGGATGGTACTGCTATTGAATACGACAGAGTAGCAATCAACTTACTGCTAGAAACAAATGAAACAAGTGGTTACATAGCTCAGGAGTCTGTAAACATGAAAGAGTTTGCGTCTTATGACTTAGAGTCTATTGCATTGAAGACATTAAGAACACAGATGTTTAATTATGGCTCTAATGACTTTATGGGATTTAAAAACTTAGGATTTATGATTGACGGTGTCTTAGAATACAACGAAGACAACCCAAATCTTAAAGAGTGGGTTCAGACTATATACAAAGAGTATTTAGCTAAACAAGGCCCTAAAAAGAAAACATCTAAATTAGGTAAAGCTGCTGATGCTTTTGTATTATTTACTACACTTAAAGTCTTAGGCCCTTGGAATATAGGAATACCTTTAGGAAATATAGCTATTGGAAAGTATCAAGCTATGAGAGCTAGTGGTATGAAGCAGTTTATAAAAGGTGAGTCAAGATTTTTAAATCCTAAAAACTTTAAAAAGAACGCAGCTCTTATAAGAAACTATGTGTCGTTTGATATGTCTATGTATGAAAACTTTTATTCAATGCAGGAAAAGACTCCATTTGACCAAATAGCAGACTTAATAATGTTACCAATGGAGCAGTCTGAGAAATATATACAAGGAGCTACTTTTTTAAGTTTTCTAACTGACGAAGAGTACAATAACATTAATGTAGATGAAAACGGATTAATTGTTAATAGTCCAATATCTGAAAAAAGAGTTATTGATATAATGGAAAAGGTTAAGAAAGAACAAGGTAAAGGTTACAACACCACAAACCAAAGACTTACTGGTATGCACGCAACAAGCAGACTTTTATTCCAATTTAAAAAATACTTACCTACTTTAGTTGCTGAAAGATTTGGTAAAGAAAGAATTAATAGACTTGGACAGTATCAAGTAGGTTCTGTAAGAGCCGTTAAGAATGTAGTTACTGATTACATGACAGGCAAGATAACTTACGAAGAACTAAAGAATCAGCCTAAGCACGTTAGAGAAGGTGTAAGAAAGTTTAGAAACGGAGTCTTTTTAAGTCTTGCTATTGCGTTAATGGCTGGATGGGATGATGATGACGATTGGAAAGACAAGTTAAGTAGAGACACGCAGCTTCTATACGACACTGATAAATATAAATATAGATTAGCTCCTTCTGCATACTGGAATATTAAATCTATGGTAGACTAATTTTATTAAATTTACAAAAAAAATATGGCTAATATTAATGACCACCATAATCAATCATTTGCTAGACAAGGCACAAAGTTTTTGTCTGGCTCTTCTCTTCCAAGCGTAAGCGCTGGAACTTATGTTGCTGTACAATTTATTACTGACTGCACTCCTGTTTACTTAACGACCCACCTTGAGCCAAGTGTAGAGTACGGAACAATTAAATATCTTGCTGGGACAATAATATACATAGACGTAGCCTCTATTAGACTTAACAGTGGAGAGGTTGCAATACTATATGAAAAAATACCATGTTAGGATTAGGACTTAGTTTGGCTAAACCATATAAATTATCTAAGCCTTTTAACGTATTAGATATAAACTCTTTGGTTATATATAATGAATATCAAACTTGGACTTATAGTTCTGGCAGTGAAGTAAATGCTTGGCCTAATCACTCAAGCTTATCAAGTAATTATAATTTGTCACAATCAAACAAAAGTTTTTTTCCAGTAGAAGAAAGTGGAAAACTTAACTTTAACAATCAATCTATTAATGGACAGCTAAATTACGCTACACAAATAGATGTAACTGACTTTACTTTAATTATGTCTATTAATCTTAACGAAGCAGTAAGCCTTACAAACGAAGGTCTTATTGGTAGAGGCTTAAATGATTTAGTAAAATTATATAGGGGTGCTGGAAACAAAAGAATAAACTTAAGGCTTGAGGGAAACAATTATGATGAAAACAATTTAAGCATTCCATACCCAACGGGAGATTTTATTTTAACTATAACTAGAGACACAAGCGGTAATGTTTTGTTTTACTTTGACACAACAGAAGTTGGAGACTTAACTTCAAACCCACAGTACGATTTAAGAATAAATCAAATAGGTTCTGGTGAACTAAGCAATGTTAAATATGATGGATTTATTAATGAAGTCTATCTATTTAATGAAGTTATTTCTGCAGAAGAAAGAGAAAATGTTATTAACTTTGCTTTAAACAAATTATAAAATGAAGTGGATAGGACAACATATATGGGATTTAATATCTCGATTTAGAAACGATGTATATTTAGAAGACGTAAGCAGCGGCACTATTGCTAGTGGAGGCAACCTTGGTTTAGATTCTAATAATAAAATAGTTAAAGCAAATGTTGCTTCTGGAGACATAACTTCTGTTGTTGCTGGTACAAACCTTTCTGGCGGTGCAACGTCTGGTGCGGCTACTATAAATTTAGCAGACGCAAGCACTTCTGTTAAAGGAGCAGCAAGCTTCAGTTCAGACAATTTTGCTGCGTCTTCAGGAGCTATAACAATAAAAGACGGAGGCGTAAACTTAACTTCAGAAGTTACTGGAGTGTTGCCTAGTGCAAACTTAGACGCTGACACGGCACACCTAAGCACGACACAAACATTTACAGGTGCTAAAACTTTTAATGAAATAATATCTGGTAGCATTAACGGTAACTCAGCTACAGTAACAAAGCACATAAACTTGAGTCATCATCATTTTTTTATGAACAGCTCAAGCACAACAAATGATTTCTTTTTTCCATACAACAACTTAAATGAGGCAAGCAGCACAAGTCAATACTATACAAGAACAATAGCTCCTTATGCTGGAAAAATTGTAAAAGTAATTATAAGGCCTAGTGCGGCTATTGGAACAGCTTGTAAGCTTCAGTTTCACAAAATTGCAAATACAGACTTAAACTTTGGAACAGCAGTAGAAGAAGTTACTAATGTAAACTTAAACACGGCAGAAACATCAGTGTCTACAGCATTTAGCTCCGCAACATTTGGAGCAGGAGACGTAGTAAATGTTTCTTTAATTAAATCAGCATCAGGAACAGCTAACATCCAGGCAGTTATTGTTTGGGAATACACAATATAATATGGCTCTAGCAAACAGGAAATCACAAGATATATTTAATAAAAGAACTGGAGGCGATAGGAATGCTAAAACTATAGACACGTCTAAAGAAACTGAAATTAAAAATAAGTTTGATAATGGTGAGCATATACTAGACCAAGGTATGTTTGAAAACTTAGCTCCAGCCTTATATGCAGTACAACAAGTTGCAGAAGACATAGAGGAGTTAAGAAGATTTGTTTCTTCTGAAATAACAAGCATAACAACTAGTCAATCTAACGCTATAACAGCTAACACAGCTAAAAGAGACGCTCAGTATATATTCATACCAGTTATCTGTAACTTTTATGGAGACATAAACACAGAGTCTTATGTTCCTTTTTCTGACGGAGAAACAGAAAGCACTGCAAGCTCAAACAGAAGAAATCAATTTATAGCTCCATTTGACGGTCAGTTTCACAAGGCTATATTTAGAAGTAATCAAAGCTTGTTGGAAAGAGGCGCTGGAGTTACTCTTACTGTTAAGTCTAAAAGAGCTACAAATAACAGCTCAAGGGTGAATGACTTAGAAACAGAAACAGTAACAACTACAGCAGCAGAAAACTTTATGGAAGTAACATTTTCTTCTGCTTCGGCATTTAGCAAAGGAGACAGACTATTGATGTCTATGGACTTGCCTGGAGTTCCAAGAGGAAATAAAAACTGGTTTGTTACTGTTATATTTAAAATAGACCAAACTACATAATAACTTTATTATCTTTGCAATATGTATAAGACATACGTTATAAAAAATCTTCAAACTACTGACACTACTTTAAGAGACGGTGAAGAGTTGTTTTCTGTTTACGTATCAAACACGTCTACAGCAGACCAAGCGTTCAACCTAAAGATAGATGAAGTTTACGTTTATGAAGGTATTGTTATACCTCCTAGCGTAACTTTAGTTTTAGACAGCCCAATTATTGCAGACACAAATAAAATTACAATTTCAGCAGGAGCAGCAGACAAACTTGACATAACATACACCGTGAAATAATGAAATTAAGAATTTTTATATTTTTATTTTTAGCGTTTTTTGCAAATATAGCAGACGCACAACTTAAAAAACCTTTTAAATTTTCTACTTTTTACATAGCAGCTAACGGTGGAACTTCTTTAGCTAACGAAAACATTTACTCGGTAAACAATAGCTTTCTTTCTACAGACACAATAATAACACCTTTCGATTACTCTTTAACTATGGGTATTCGTAAAATAAAAAGATTTGGCTACGAAGACAGAAGAACATTTAAAGATGGTACAGAAGCTGCTTATGGAGATGCTGCTACTATTGGACTATCTCCTTTTGAATATCTATTTGAAGTAGATTATAGAAGACAAGAAGGAATAGAGTATTTAGACCAACAACATTTTATTAGATATGTAAAGCCAGTATGGATGACTAAGGTTGCATATATAAAAGAAGGTTTTGCTGACATAGAATATTTTGAGTCTACACAGAGATTAAGATTAAACGGTAAAAAGAAATTATCATTTAACGTAGGAGCTGTACAAAGACTAGCAGAACCTTATGGATATGACCCATTAGAAGAATGGTTAATAGCTTCAGGACAGTTGCACTATACTTGTCTGGCGATTGAAGAGGGTTACAGCGTAGATGTATACGAATCTGAATATAGAGACCCAAATGGTAATTTAGTGGCGGAGAACGCAACTATATGGAATCAAGTAGTTATACCTGAAATGCTAAATGATTACGTAGAAAAGAAAAAGAATGAGTTAGATAATCAATGGCAATACTCTTTGGTGGTAGGGTTTGACTTTTATCATTACAAAAAGAATTTTTGGTTACACTCTTGGGGTAACCTAATGCCTTACCACTATGATGGTGGAGGTCAATATTCATATCACAACTTTAACGATGGAGAGCAATGGTATGATTACTCAGGAGGATTAATCTTTGGATACAACTTAAACAGAAACGTTGGTTGTTTTATAGAAGGCAAGTACAACAAGTATTGGAACAGAGAGTGGTACGACTTTAAATTTGGTATAAATTATAGAATATTTTAAAATGGCAAAAGAACTTAACGAAGAAACAGGGTTCAACGTAAGTATAAAAACTTTATTGGGAATAGGTTTTGCAATGGCAACCCTTATTGGAATGTGGTTTACACTACAAGCAGACATAGCTGAAGCTAAAGAGTTACCAACTCCTACACCAGCAGAAATTACTCGCATGGAATTTGACATGAAAGACCAACTTGTTCGTCAAACAATTATGACCACACAAGAAGATGTGAAAGAGCTTAAAGAAGCTATACAAAGAATAGAAGATAAACTAGACGGAAGATAATGTTTAAAGCTCAAAGAAATCTTTTTACTATATACTTGTTAGTTTTATTACTATTACTAAGCTGTAGTAAAGCTTTTTCTCAAATAGAAATAATACATTTTAATGCTGGCTTCAACTCAGTAAACAATGTAGCTTGGTTCTCAAAATTAAAGGAATGTGATAGACAAACACTTTTGATAGAGCAAAATGATAATCAAACTAAATACGAAATAGCTGTTGTTCCTACAATAGTAGTGTTTGATGATGGTGAAGAAGTAAAACGTTTTCAAGCAGACATAAGTTTTAAAATGGTTGCTACAAGAAAAGAAGTACAAGAATACATTGACGAATTAATAATAAGCAAATTCTAATGAACTCATTTACAAAATTTCTATACGCATTTATAATGCTACTTGTTTTTACGCTATCTACAGCGTTTGCACAATGTCCCAACGGAACTTACTTAAATGTAGTTATTAATCCTGACCAATACCCACAAGAAACATCTTGGGCTATTACTAACGCCTATGAAGACACCATAGCTACAGGAGGGCCTTATACTGATATAATAAATTATTCACCTCAGGTAACACAACTTTGCATTCCTAATGGTGATTACTACTTTGACATATACGACACCTATGGAGATGGGATGCAGGGAAGTCTATGGGGAGGGCAAGATGGTTCATATTATTTACTAAGATGTAATGATACTATAGTTGAAATGGATTCAGCTAACTTTGGTACGTACGCATACCACGGGTTTACAGTAGAAGATTGCGCTCCACCACCGCCTATATATGGTTGCATGGATAATAACTTTGTAGAGTTTTTACCAATAGCAACAGTTGACACAGGAATGTGTGTTACACCTAAAGTATTTGGCTGCACAGATGAAGAGGCATACAATTATAATGAAGAAGCAAACACAGATATATTAACTGATAGTTGTACTCACACTTTAGAATTAACAGATTTAGCTGGTAACGGTTGGGCTGGAGCTTATTTACAAATAATTCAGGGTGCTAATTTTATAGGAGAGTTTACACTAGAAGATAGTTTTGATACTACGTTTACCTTTGTTTTAAGCACACTAGAGCCAGTAGAAGCTAAGTTCTTTACAACGAATCAATCTCAATTTACTTCCGTACAATGTGGATATAGTTTATATTCAGAAGAACATTTAACAATAAATGAACCAGGAGGATTCGCTAATCCACTTATACCCTTTCAACCTAAGCTTGGTATGCCTTATTGTGGTAGTAGTTGCATAGAAAAACTATTTGGCTGTGTTGATAGTACAGCCTTAAATTATAACGAAGGTGTTAATACAGATGACGGAAGTTGCTACTACGTTGCTGGGTGTACTAATCCAATATACCTAGAATATAACGAAGACGCTGACTTTGATAACGAGACCTGTGAAACGCTCGTAGTTCTAGGTTGCATGGATGAAGCAGCCTTGAATTATAACCCTGAAGCAAACACTGAATTAGATGGTTCTTGTGTTGATGTAGTTTTAGGATGTATGAATCAATTAGCATTTAATTATAACCCAAACGCTAATGTAGATGACGAAAGCTGCATACCTTTGTTGTATGGCTGCATAGACCCTGCGGCATTTAACTATTGCGATACTTGTAATACAGACAACGGAAGTTGTATAGAATATTATTATGGATGTACAGACAGCACAGCAATTAATTATAACGATAACGCAAACTCTGATAATGGGTCTTGTATTTATCCTTTGTCTGGCTGCACAGATGCGACTGCTATTAATTATAATGTCGAAGCTAACATATCAGACAGTAGTTGCTATTACTCTGCTGGCTGTAGTGTTGGTGATGTATACTATATTCCTAATGAATGTTTTAGCTGGGTTATCCAAGTAGACCCATATTGTTGCAATTCAACCTGGGACGATGGTTGTGATGGACTTTACGAATACTGCGTAGACGGGTGGACAGGGCCAGTAAGCGTTGAAACTTACAACAGACTTGGAATAAATCCTTATCCAAATCCAACCATGAATACTATTAATTTTAATAACTTTGTAGACGTTGATGTATACGATATAAAAGGAATTTTAGTAAACAGACATAAAAATATTAATGTTTTAGACTTGCCAAAAGGTATGTATCACCTATTAATAAGATTTGATGAATTAATTTTCAACAAAACAATAGTTAAATTATAATGGCTGAAAAAAGAAAAAAGTCTAAAACAATTAGAAAAACCACAAAAGGCAAAGGAGCTAATTATAGGTCTACAAAGTCTGGAGCTGGTATGACTCGTAAAGGAGTTAAAGCATATAGAAAAGCAAACCCTGGTAGTAAATTGAAGACTGCTGTAACGGGGAAGGTTAAAGCTGGGAGTAAGTCTGCAAAAAGAAGAAAGTCTTATTGTGCTAGAAGTTTAGGACAACTAAAGAAGAGTAGTGCTAAAACTAGGAATAATCCTGATTCAAGAATTAGAGCCGCTCGTAGGAGATGGAAATGTTAATTATTAATGAAAAAATGTAAGTGTATGTACGGAAGTAAAAGTTATGGCAAAAGCAAAATGAAAACTGCAATGCCTAAAAAGAAAAAAACTACAGCTAAAAAAAAGAAGGTTGTTAAAAAGAAAAAGTAAATATTATTACGACCATACTAGAAATATGAGTGACGATAAACAATACACTAATTGTAATTGCGATAGAAACTTAGTTGCCTGCGCTTGCATTATGTCTGAAGCTGTCCAAAAAGAATTAAAGAAAAAAGAAGACGAAGCTTTTTTTGATGCTTGGACTGAAAGCTTAGAAAAAATGGAACAGCCTAAAGCTTGTAGTATAGATAACCCTGACTGCGAAAATTGCGGTAGTTAAACAAATAATTATGAACCCAACAAATAACAATCCTTTATACAAAAACAGTGTAAAGAAAAAGAAAAAAACAACTGCTCCAAAGAAAAAAAAGAAAGTAGTTAGAAAGAAAAAAAAGTGTTAATATGCTAAATAATATATTAGGGGGAATACTTGGTAAAGTAGTAGACAACGCTGAGGGTATTCTTGATAAGGTCATTACTACTGACAAAGAAAGAGACGAGGCTAAACTACAGTTACGTAAAGTTTTGTTAGACGCAGAGAAAGAAGCTTTTAATAAAGAGGTGGAAGACAGAAAGGATGCAAGAGACTTGTATAAAGACGATGCTATAATTCAAAAGATACTTGCTACTTTATTTACAGTAGCTTATTTTGGTATTAGTTTTGTTATGTTTCAACACTTTGTTAATGGTATCATTGATTTAGGAGAGTTTGAGATTAGTTTTATATCTACCATATTTGGAGCTATGTCTGCAAAAGTTAATACTATTATAGACTTTTTCTTTGGAGGAAGTTCAAATAAACAAGAAAAATAATGGCTAAAAAAGTTAACTGGATGTTTGGAGGTAAGAAATACTCTGGAACATTTATAAGAGAAACTAAAGACAAGATTTACGCTAGAACAACAAATGGCAAGGTAAAAACTATTGTAAAAAAGAAAAAGTAAAGTGGATTTAAAAGTATTAAGATTTAGTAGCGGTGAAGATTCAACGTCTGGATTATTGTTTGAGACAAACTTAGACATGAAGTCTTTTTTATGTTACACGTTAGAAGACGAGGCTAGAGACGTAAAGATAAAAGGTGAAACTAGAGTTCCTGCTGGCACGTATAAAATAGAGTTAAGAACTGAAGGAGGATTTCATGGAAGATACACTAAAAAATATTCTGGTATGCACATTGGTATGTTGCATATCGTTGACGTTCCTGGGTTTGAGTATATTCTTATTCATACTGGAAACACTGATGAACATACTGCTGGCTGTCTTATCGTTGGTGATAGTCAAGAAAACAATAACATTCTTAAAGATGGTTTTATTGGAAAGAGTGTTAACGCCTATAAAAGAATCTATCCGAAAATAGCAAACGCCATTAAGTCTGGAGAAGAAGTTACTATAACCTATATAGATTACGACATAAAATTATAAGTATTAATTTAATATATTTGCATATATGGCTAAATCTATAACTCTTAACTCAACAACATCATTTAAGGCAACCGACAACGGATTGTCTAAAATACTTTTTGATTTCCAAAAAAACTTTACAAACACCGTTACCAGTGACTCTGTTCAATATGGAGAAGTAACTGTGTTTACAACAGGACTTACTACCTTAAACTTAGCCTCTCCAGGAGCAGGTGTTTTTCTTTACGTAGAAAACATTGAAGATGAAGATGATTCGCAAGTTCAAGTTCATTATGGCTCTGTAACATTTTCTACACTACAAGAAGGGGAATTTCTTTTTGTTAAACTAAGAACTACAGATGACATTAAACTAAGACTTAACACTGACGAAGGACAAGCTACTTGTAAATATTTTTTAATAGAATTTTAATCATGGCAAAAACTTATACTTTAAAAGCAGACGCAGACATTACTTTAACAGACAGTACAGGTTTTACAATAAACACCTTTTCTGTTACGGAAACATTTGCAGCGATTAGCTCAGACACAGTTGTTACTGGTACAGTTTCTATAGCTAGTGGAGCTACAGAGCAGATTAACATTACCACGATAGGAGCTAGAGCTTTAATACTTTTAAAAAATGACAACACTACTGGTTCTGCAGAAGCTAGACTTTTAAACAACACAACAGCAGTAACAGACTTAGCTCATGGCGAATGGCTATTTATGCCCGTAGACGCTGCTGGAACAAACATAAACGTTAAGGCTGAAGGTGGTGCAGTAGAAATTACATACGTTATAGTTGAACAATAAAATTCCCATCTGGCTAAGTGATTGGACTTTCAAGGACTCCAAAGGTTATACTATAACCGTAAGAGACGTTTTTATCAAGGGAGAGCCTGACACTGAGTTTATTAACAATCCTATGTTAGTAAAAAAAGCATTAAGTAAGTATGGTAAAGTAAAAAAATCGCAAACTTACAAACCAATTAATGTCGTTTTAAAGTCTCAACACGGCTACGGGCCGAGATATGAAGACGAAAAACTTTTTACCAAATGAATCCAAAGCAACATACTGAAGGTATAAAAAAATATCTTTTATCTAATCCAGAGCTATTAAATTGTAAATATGAACATACAGCAAAGTTATTTGATGTAAGCGCAGAATCAATTAGAGGTATAGCTAGAAGACTTAGAAAAGAAATAAACCCACCAAATTCTAAAGAAACTACTTCTTTTGAAGAAAACAAACAAGGAGCTATAGTTACTTGTGAAGATAGCAAACGAGTTAAGTCTTTAGACGACCTTTTAAAAGCTTGTAACGTAGACTTAGATGTTTGGGAGGTAGATAAGTACGATATAGGTACTTATGAGGTTACAGGCTTTGATAAAGCTAAAAGACCTATAACAGTTCCAATGTTTAGGACGAAAGCTTGGTTAAAGAAAATAAACCCATTACAAAATATAAAAAGAATAAGAGAGGAGCTAATAGAAGATTTAACTCCTCTTTTCTATTCTAAGCCTAAATGGGCAATAAGACCAGACAGCTATAAAGAAGACGACCCACACCTTTTAGAAATTAATGCCTTTGATTTACACTTAGGTAAGATTGGAATAAAAGGTGATGAGTACAGCCTTGAGATAGCTAGAGAAAGAATGATTAACGCATTAACACACTTAGTAAAGAGAGCAAGTGGTTATTGTGTAGATGAAATTCTTTTTGTTGTAGGTAATGATTTCTTAAACTCAGACGGAGACTTTCCGTTAGCAGCAACCACAAAAGGAACGCCTCAGTCTAATACAGATACAGGAATGCAAATGTACAGGGCTGGACGTAAACTAATTGTAGAGTGCGTTGAAATGCTTGTTGAGTATGCTGATGTTCATATTGTTGTAATTCCAGGTAATCACGACAGAGAGTCTATGATGCACATAGGAGACGCTTTAGAGATGTTTTATGAAAACAACGAAAATGTCTCTGTAGATAATAGTGACAGCATGATGAAGGCGTACAAGTACGGCAGATGTCTTATTGTTAATGACCACGGTGATGGTGCAAAACTTATAAACTTACCAGGTATAGTGTCTCAAAGATATAGAGACGTGTGGAGTGAGGTAAAGTATGTGGAGGTTCATAGAGGACATCTACACACTAATAAGTCTTATAAGATGCAAGCCGTTGAAGAACTTAACGGACTTACAGTAAGAAATCTATCATCAATGTCTGCTACTGACGACTGGCATGATATGAAGGGTTACGTTGGTAACGTAAAGAAAGCTTCCGCTTTTGTTTGGAGCAAGTACAATGGAGTACAAGCTAAGTTGAATTATAATGTTGAAGTTTAACTAGGCCAGAAAACTATTAAAGGCCACAACATAATTGTATTGTTTTTCATTTTTCTTGTTTAATTTTTTGATAACAACTCTAAAACTTCTGTTAAAGATTCGTGTCTATGATTGTCTTCAAGTACAATTCTATATACATATTTAGAAGAGGTTATTTTTGATACCTCATGTATTGCAGAATAATTCCTGTCCTTTAAGTCTATTTGTTGTTTGTCCCCACAAAAAATCATCATAGAGTTTTTTCCAAGTCTACTTAAAGCCATTTGAAACTGAGACCTTGTTAAGTTTTGAAACTCATCTACAATTACAACAGCATTATCAAAAGTCCTACCTCTGAAGTGAGCTAAACTTACCAGCTCTATGTCTTCATCGTTAGTCATTTTATCAAGCTTATCTGGCTTGTTGTAGACTTTACGCATATTAGACATGATAGGTACTAACCACGGCTCCATCTTTTCTTTTTCAGAGCCTGGTAAAAAACCATTGTCTTCAGTAGAAACAGTAGGACGAGTTATAATTATTTTATTATACTCTCTTTTAAAAAACATATCAAGAGCAGTTTGTACAGCCAACAAAGTTTTACCTGAGCCAGCTTTACCAATAATAAAACTAAATGGGTGCTTTAACATTTCAGACTTAGCAATTTTTTGCTCGTCAGACAATGTGATAGCAAACCTTATAGCTCCTTTTGGAGAAGGCTTACCTTTATTTTCTTTCATATTTGTATGGAGGTTTATTATATTCTGCAATCAATAAAGAGTCAATCTTTTTTATCATTGCAACGTAATACCTTCTTAGTCTCTGCAACTTGTCTTTTCTTGTCATTGTTTTGTTTTTTTAAAAAATTATAGTATTTAGCTGCCGCTTTTAAAATAATCGTCTTGGAATTTTCCATGAAAAGGTTTTGATTTTACTCCAGTTCTTTCGTTGTATGAAGTTGTTGGATACTTAAACCCGAACATCATTTGAAATCCGTAGTCTTCTGTAATAACTTTCGGCAAGTCTACATACCTACTCTTAGGGTCTTTTGGGTCTTTATATTTAATTATGTTTTTTATTTTACTCATGCGTGCCATTCTTCATCAAAATACATTCCTTTTATATCTATATCGTCTTCTATTTCAAACAAAATACAAGGAGGGTTATCGTTATTAATCCAATCATCGCAAAGATTATAAATTTCTGAAATACCAAACTGCATAGACTCATCGTCATCTAAGCCAATTCCAGGCTTAACATAGTATTCTAATTCTAATCTTACTTTTATTATTGGCATATTATTCCCAGGGTCTAGGTTTTCTTTTTACAGAGCCGTCTGGCCCTTTTCTAATAGTTGCAAATCCTGTTCCTTTTTCTCTTTGTTGTTGCATATAGTTTTCACAACATATTGCTTCTGGAACAACTACCTTGTCTTTAACAACTTTTACTGTGTATTCAGCTATGTCTTTAGATTTTTTGCACAGCTTACATTTAAACTTACCCATTAAAAATCTTCTTTTAAAATATTATAAACGACCAAGTCAAGACTTTTTATTTCTTTATAAATTTTCTTAGCTTCACGTTTAGCTTCTGTTAACTTGTACTTAGGAACGTCAGTTCCAGTTGCGTTGTTAATTAAAATGTGTGCCTTTTTTAAAAGGTCACTAGTTTTACTATTCATTTTCTTCATCTTGTATTGCTATTTTTAAAAGTACTAAATATCCTATTAAATCATCTATAGTATCTAAAGTATTTTCAGTTATACCTTTGTTTTTAATTCGCATCATCTTATCATCTATTCGACAACAGATAGATTCTACAGCTCCTAACTTACTAAAAATTTTAGCAGGCTTTGTTGCCGAGTCTCCATATTGAGCATTCTTTTTAATTAAAAGTTTTTGTACGTCAGACATTGTTTTTTCAATTCTGAACCTAGTGTCTCCAGCGTGTTTACTTTGCATCTTCTCCTTTTTTAATATTTTTTTCTAATTCTATTTTAACATCATTTATAACATCCATCATTACATCTACCACGCCATCTAAGTCTTCAACAGAATCACCCATGTTTTTCATCATTTCATCCTCGTATTGTCTAGCAAGCTTTATAAGTCTATTAAACTTTAGTTTTACCACTTTTGAATGACTACCTTTTAATAAGTATAATTGTTCGTTAAAACACCTAAAAGTAGCAAACGCAAGCGTTAAATCTATTTGATGTTCTTTTGTTATTTTGTATTTCATAATTAATGTTTTGGGGTTAAATTTTACCATTCTCTTTACTCTTTTTATACTTAGCGTTGTAGTGCATTAAATAGGTTTTCTAATTCAAATTTTGGAATTAAATAAGAGGTTATTAAAGAGCCTGTTTTATGAGTGAATTCAGTAATAAAAATGTGATTATTCTCAGGGTTTTCAAAAGCAAACTTTAATGTTATTTCATTAGCAAGTATTTCATTAAGACGTTCTTTGCTTATTTGAAGGCATGCTCTTTGCTCTTTTTTAAAATCACTGTAAGTGAGATAACTTAAGAAATTATTCCCAATAGAATCTTGTTCAAGGAGTAGAATTGGCTCTATCTCAAAATCAAATGCTTCAATAACCCTTAAATTTAAGGGGAATTCTTCAAGACGATATTTAGAATTAATTTCCATTTATTTTACTTACTACATTTTTGCTAAAGCTATCTAAATACCCATTTTGATAGCTTCTATAATCAAGGTTTCCTTTTCCCTCTAATTCTTTAAATCGTTTTTTACAATCCGAAAGTAATTGTGTACTTGTCGGCAATTCCGTACAACAATCTGTATAATTAATAGCTTCGCTTACCTCTTGTAAATATCTTACTGCTTTTATAGCATCCTCGTTTGCAGAACCATCACAATTATTTATTGGTATTTGGTTTATCGCTAATCTTATTTTTTCCTTACAACAATGTGTATAATTAATAGCTTTTTCTGTTGCTTGGTCAAAGGCAATCAAGAAGCTATCACAAGCAGTTCTTAATTGCAAATTATCAGATACATTATATTTACTTACTTCTTTGCCAAATTCTTCTCTTGCTTCTTTTAAATACTTTTTAAATTCTGTCATTGTTTCTATTCTATTATAATTTATTTGGGTTAAAAATCTATCTTTACACTATACGTTTCATGAAGCAATGTTAGCACTTGACTTATCGCTCTGTCATAACCTTCATCTCTTAATAGACCTTCTTTGCTTCCATCACGAGGGTACGATTTAACCTTATCAACCAATTCATTTTTAATCAATTTATATGCTTCATGTCCAGTTTTGTTCTTGCAGTAAGTCGCAAACTCGTTTAACTTTTCGTGTAATTCAATTAAGTTTTCAGTATTTAGTAAATCCATAATTATAAAAGTTTAAATAATTTATTAATGTTTTCATCCATACTGTTTATTGCATTTGAATAATCGACAAATTGTCGACAGTTCAATCCCATATTCGCGCTTCTTGGTGCGATTTGGGACACGTTTTTTTTAATAGCTAAATCTCTTATTTCTTTTTCTTTCTTCCAGTTTGATGATTTTTTCTGATAGTAACCAGGGTACTTTGCTCTGATTCTATCCAAGCTTCCTTTTTTTTGCATTAGTCTAATTTTGTTTTTAAATGTTCTATAATGTTATTCATCTTGCGTCTGTAGTATAAGTCAAACTCTAAGTACTGAGTACCGCCATCAGGGCCTACTTCAGTTGGCTGTTCTTTTTCCCAAAGTCTATATATTACATTTCGCATTCTTTGACTTGGAGTTTTAGTTTCAAACTCAGCCTCTTGACCTGCTGTCTCTACCAAGTCTACCATTTCTTTCTGAACAGGTGAAGTAGAAATTACCACGTATCCTGGTTTTTTTAAAAGAGCAAAAAGTCTAGTCATTGTTTCTGCTGACAACTCTGGAGTTCCTAGCACTACTTTTAACGAGGAGTCTGCCATAGTTCTTATGCCATCTATTCCTCCTTCAAATACAACTGTGTTTTTCATAACTATTTGCTTTTTAATGTTAAGTATACTAAGTCTTCAAATTGCAGTCCAGCCTCTATAAACTTAGGATGTTTAGATAAAAGCTCTATATGTTTTATCCTTAGTTCTTTTGGATTTTTAATGTACTTGCTTCTTGTTGTACCAGCAACATTTATAATTTTTCCAAACTCTTCTTGCGTTATGCTAAGAGCTTTAACAGTCATTTTAAAATTTAATTTCATTTTTTCTTAATTAATATGTTAATATAAATCTTCAGCAGTTAACGTTACTAAGTTTAATTTTCCATCAAACCTTTCGTAACGCTTTGGGTAGCAGTCTTCAGACAAACACTTTTGATATATTCCAAGTAAATGGTCTATCTTTTCGTTAGCAACCTCCATAACAGAAGCGTCTAACTCAAACATAGCTATCTCAAAAGGAGGTTGTTTTTCTACAACACCAAACACAAACCTTGCATTTGGACTTACAAGTTTATTAGCTATAAGACCTCTTAGGTAATACGCAGCCTGTCTATCATATCCAAACTTTTTAATACTTGAAGTAAACGCTTTAACTGAAGCAGTAGTCTTTAAGTCTACTACTAAATCATCAGCGTCTCTTCTTAGGTCTATTAAACTTTTACACTTAATTATGTGAGTCTCATCGTTGTCGTCTCTAATACTCTCTGTCCATACGTTTACAGACTCTTTAACGGCTTTATTACACGAAAACAACTCTTTCATTGTTTCGTTGTTATTGACAGCCTCTTCCATTCCTAGAATTTTAGAGTATTGTTCTGTCGTAAGTATTATTTTGTTTCCAGCAAGAAGCAAATGTTTAGCAAAAGCTTCTTTACCAGGTTTAGTTCTTTTGTCAATTTTTGGAATAATATAATATAAGTCATCAAACTTTTCTGGTTCTAAAACTTTGCAATGAAAGGCAGAGCCAAATATCATTGGTTCTGTAGAAGTAGATTGTGATTCTATTTGTGATTTAAAATAAGCAGGACTTTCATTTAACCAGCCTAGCATAGAGTTTGTGATATGTGATTTGTCTTCGTAATAATTATCTTGATTTATCATAGTTTTATATATTATCTTGTTCTGTTTCTTGATTTTGTTTAAAGTATTCTCTTATTCTAGTTTCAGAAAGACTAAATCTATCAGCTATTTCTTTTACACTGTAGCCTTCTTTAAAATGTAAAATAGAAGCTAACTCAGCTTTTTTTCTTATGTCCAAATCTTTAATAGGAGTCCATTCGTTTTTATAACTATTTCTATTCATTTTCTTCTGGTTTTAAATCTTGTTTTCTAAACTCTTTTTTATACAATTCATAGTTGGGTAAATGTTTTGCAGTCTCATGTATGTCGTTATACAACTTATTTACATTTCCAATAAGGTCATCGTAATGCTCAGGAGTAACACAAACATCTTTCATTTGTTCTAAGACGTGTTCTACAACCATTATAGTATATTCTTGATTTGCTAAAGCATCTAAAAAAGCTTTTTCTTTTTTCTTATTAAACATAATCTAATTCTTTTTTTAATTTTTTTATCTGTAGTTTAAGGCCTACGTTTTCTGCCTGTAAGTTTTCTATAATTCTACCTTTATTTAAAAGCTTTTCTCTAAGCTTACTATTGCTTGTAAGGATAGAAGAAACAAAATCATTTGTAACTTCGTCTTGTATGTATATGTTAGCAAGACCTACCGCCTGAGCGTATGAGGTATTGTACTCTTTGTATATACCACACAAGTCTTCAAATTTCTTACAATGATGTATAATTGAAGAGTGGTCTCGGTTTATAAGTCTACCGCAGTCAACAAGTCCTAAGTCAAACATTTTAACTAAGACTACGCTAACTATTGTTCTATGATAAACTAACTGTCTTTCTCTACATTTACCCATAAACTCATCATAATTAACATGATTGTAATTTAAGTAGTGTTTTATAAATTCTTTTGCATTATCTAATTCTTTCATAATACTCTTATTATTACACCTGCTTCTTCTTTATTATAAGTGTACGGCTCAAAAGAAGGAATTATAAATTCACAGTTGTCATCCTCTATCCAGTCGTACTTAACCATTAAGTCTTGTACAGTCTGACAAGGATTTATGTAATCAAACCTGTGTCTTGAGCCTCTTATAAATTCAAAAGATATTTTATAGGGAGCTTCCTTACCTACAAGCATAGCTTTAAACTTCTCCTTGTTCGACAAGTAGTCAGCTTTTGTAGCACTTATATAAGTCATTACAGTCTTAGAGTGAATTAGCATTTTGCCAGTCCATCTCTTTCCGTTTTTGCTTGAGGGTACGTTACCCCCTATAAATATCTCGTTCATAACAGATGTTATTAGTTAATTAAAATGGTAAGTCTGTGTCCTCTGGCAACGTAGCCGCAGCAGGTCTAGTGAACGATTTAGGTGCAACAGGTTCAGTATCAAACTTACTTTTTAATGCGTCCATGCCGTCTAATAATTGTTGGTCATCAGCAGACAGCACTTTGTTGTACTTAGAATTATAAGTAAGTTTCTTACCTATCTTAGAAGACCATAGGTATTTTACAGCAGTTCTTTTAACTAAAGTACCAGTTTCTTTATCTTTACCTACGTACTCTTCAGAAACAAGAGCAACCTGTACGCGTCTGTTTACAGCAGACTTACAAGCTTCTGCGTCTGAGTTAAATTCAGTAACACCGCAGTTCATTAAGAAATCTTTTAGTTGTTTCTTTTTCCATTCTTTAGTGCTGTCTTTGTCGGTTTGTTTTACAACCCAAAATCTTGCATTTGCTTGTTTACCATCTTCTGTTAAAAGATAGAACTCAATAAAAGGTGAGCTTGTGTAACCCTCTATCTCAGAAGAATTTTTAAGTCCTGTTACGGTACATAAATATCCTCCTGGAGTAGCTCTTTCTGGGTATTTACCATCAGAACCCTTAGGGTTAGTTTGTCCTCCTTTGAAATTTGCTAAGTTGAATGCTTCCATTGTCATAATTTTAATGTTTTAATAATTTATTAATTAGAATTTTTTCCAGTTAAATCTTACTTTACCATTTTGGTCTTTGGCAGCTAACTGAACAAGCTGTCCATTTTCATCTCTTTTGTCTCCCCAAGTCCACTCTTTGAGTTTTAATCCCCAAGTAGCTTTAGGTCTACCGCCTATTTCTTGAAACTCGCTTGAGTCAAGTTTAGCTTGTATTAGTGGAAAGTCGTAAAGCTCACGACCTATTCCCCAATTAAAGCAAGCACGTTTAAATGCGTCTGAAGCTTGACCTTTTTCTGCTTCTGTATTAGACTCAGTACCTACGTCTTGTTTCCAAACCCATTCTTTTGTTTCTGGGTTGTAAATACCAACAGAACAATAAAGTCTGCTGTCTATTACCTCATAGCGTTTAGACCAATTCTCAGGGCCTACAGCTTTGTCTAGGACATTCATGTCATACCTTGCGTCTTTATACGCTAAGATGGTTGCATAACCTCCTTTGTTAATTGATTGTACTCTAAAGTCTATCTGACTTAATTCTACTGGTTGATTTAGTTTTTTAAAATCCATAATTTTATTTACTTAATTGTTTATCGTATTTTTTTAATAGTTCCCAAATTTCATCAATTTGCTTTTCGTTATACCATTTACTTAACACATTAAATAGTTTATCATAATTTGTTTTCATAATTAGTTTTTTATTATTTGTTTCTTGTTTCATAACTTTTAATATCTCTGTCTAACTTTTTTAGAACAACAGCAGCCATAACTATTTTAATAAATCTTCTTATTAAGATTGGTGATTTACTTGTAATAAGTATAAATCCTATTTCTTTGAAGATTCTGTGTAAAATAGAACGGACGGTTGATTTACTAAAGCCAGTTCGGTGAGATACTTTAGCTATTATTTTTTCATAATTTGACATAAATTATTTTTAAATACTTTGCTAAAATAATAAATAACTTTTACTTATTAAAGAATTTTTTTAATTTAATTACAGAAAAACCTATAATAAATAATGCTATAAATGGTAGTAAATTTACTGCCAAAACAGCGCAAACAACTAAGGCTAATACGCCTAAGAATGCTCCTCCGATAATGTTTATTTCGTTCATAATTTTAAATTAATGATGTGAATTTAGTTCTACTTGAGTCAAAACTCATGTTAATTTCTCCTACACCTATGTTACGACCTTTTGCAAATATGATTTGCGCAAGTCCAGCAGCGTCAGTTCCGTCTTCAAGTGATGGGATGTTGTAGTATTCTGGTCTAAATAGTAGACAAACTATATCCGCTGCTTGTTCGATTTCGCCTGATTCTCTCAAGTCTGACATTGTAGGTTTTGGATTGCCTCTAAACGAGACACCTCTGTTTAATTGCGATAAAGCTATAACAGAGATATTAAGTTCCTTTGCAAGATTTTTGAGCGTCCTTGCAACCATTGATACTTCTTGTTCTCTTGTTCCGTTCTTTTTTCCTTGGACGGAAACGAGTTGGAGGTAGTCGATAAATACCACCTGCACATTGTCATTAATAGCATATTTTCTAATTTTTGCGGTTAAATAACTTAATGATGTTCTTTTACAGTCATCAATCTTTAATGGTAAGTCTTCAATAACGCCTATAGCTTTGTTGATTAATTTCAACTGCTCTTTGTCTATTGCGCCTTGATTTAATTCTCTTAAAGATACTCCTGACTCTATACTTATAATTCTTTGTAATAATTGTGGAGCAGACATCTCATAACTAAATACTGCAACTGGGTGTTTAGCACGTACAGCGTTATACGCTACGTTTAGAGCAAAGCTTGTCTTACCCATAGATGAAGCAGCACCTATTATTGTTAAGTCTGTTGGTTGTAAACCGTTAGTGAAATTGTCAAGACAGGAATAACCAGTTGTTACACCAGTTATCCCGTCTGTAGACATACGTGTTGTTAAGGTTGTGTAATAATCTTTTAATTGACCTCCGATGTTTTCGTCATTAGCTGACTCATCAGTCTGTATAATTTCTATGCCTTTCTTTAACTCATCAGATATTGTGTCCAATGGCTCGTTTTTTTGCATTAAATTATTTATGTTCAATAAAAGATTACCCATAGTTTGATATTTACTTCTATATGATAGGTCTTCTATCAAGGAATTAAAATCAAAGCTTGTGTAACCATAAGCTTCACAGTCAAACAAAACACTAAGAGAGTTTTTATCCATGCCTATTTCTTTACCTATAGTAACCATGTCTATCTTAGTTCCAGACTTGTGAACTTTCTTTATAGCTTCCCAAAGAAAACTATAGTTAGGTTCGTTTAACTTAATTTTCATAAGTCTGTCTTCGTCTTTGATAAAAAGTTCAGGGTTTATTAAGACTTTGCCTATTAAAAACTTTTCTCTTTCTGTATTTGTCATAATGTTTTATTTATTTAATGATATGAATGCTCGTCTTGTGATTCACATTCCTGTCCGCATTTACTGCAAGACGATTCGTAATCATCGTCCCAATCAACTTCTTTTTCACAGCAATCAGAAACTTGTATAATTTCTCCTTGACTATGGTCAATGTCTCCGTCTGAATAATGAATAATACCACAAAAAGCCATTCCTGGTTCTTCGTATTCCATTTCCATTGTTAAATTTGGAAACATCTCTGTAAGACTCTCAAAAAATTGCTCAGGAGGAGACCAAGCGGTTTCAAAAGTAACAATAAATATTGAACTTTCAATATCTAAATTAGGTTCATATACATCCCACTTAGTACCCCAGTTTAATATATTCCAATCATACCAATTTTCTTCTTCATGCTCTGGTCTTGGGACAAACCAATCCATTTTAAACTCCTTACAAGTTTTGTGGTCGTTTACCCTAAATAAAGTATAAAATTCATTCATGTCTTTTTCAGTTCCTTGAACTTCAAGACGATTATAGCACCAATTTGGCATAGTTAATCTAATAAAATCATATAGGCTTCTGGATTGGTGTGCCTAAACCATTGCAGTCCTTCTGCGTGTTCATTGAGTGTTTTATTATCATCTAAGAACATTCCTTGTTCAAATAAAATAGTAGCTCCTATAATAAAATCATACATGGAAAGTTCCACGGCACTAAGCCGTGTCTCTTCTCCAGTAAATCTATTTGCTACAACGTCTCCCTCTTTATAAAGTTCACCGTTAAACCATTTTGGTAATTCTTGTTTCTTTTCCATAATATTATCCTATTAATTTTTCGTGCGCTTCATTTTCTATATCTTCTATAAAGTCAACTTCTATAAAGTCCCAGAACAAATCTGTAATGTCTGTAGTAACCCACAATCCATTTTTATCTAAGGACTGTAAATGTACCTTTGTGACCTCTACTTCTCTATGTTCAGGAAGCTCATGTGTTGCTGATTCATAACGATATATATACGATACAATTATTTCGTAATTTTCTTGTGCGATTAAAAAATCTGCTGATAGTTCTTTATACATCATCTTCTTGATTTAAAGTTTCTTTTAATTTAATGAAAGCTGAGTCAACCATTTTGTGTGCAATGTCTACAGCTGCTAATGTTTTATCCTTTAGATTTTTTTTAGGTTTTATTTTATCACCTATTTCTGGATAAGTTTTAAGCACAGACAAAACAATATGTGTTGCTTTGTTTTCATTTTCTTCGTCTTTGAAGACGTTGTTTGCGGTTAAGTTGTCAACAATTTC